TTTCCGGATCTTCCCGGTAGCGACGTCTCAAATGACTTGCCGCGAAGCTTGCCACCGTAGGCATGATCCACACGAGAACGTAACCATACTGTGACCTACCTATATGCGGGTGGCCGAGGGGCAGGGGCATGCACCACGCACGCACCACGCACCCGCCTGCACAGGCAGGCCCATGCGCAGGGCAGGGCAGGGCTATGCGCCTCGCCACCCACCTACCCCTATGCGCACCCACCCCCATGGGCAGGGGCAGGGCACAGGGGTGCACAGGGGCAGGGGCACAGGGCAGGGCATGGGTACGCACACCCCCTACCTACCTACCCCCCATGCATGGGCAGGGGTGCATGGGTGCACAGGGGCATGGGTGCACAGGGGGTAGGGCACAGGGGCATGGGTGCATGGGGCATGGGCAGGGGTGCACAGGGCAGGGGTGCATGGCAGGGCACAGGGCATGGGTGCACCACGGGCAGGGCAGGAGGGCACGAGCCCATGCATGCCAGCTCGACGGCCTGCCCATGCGCAGGGCAGGGGTGCGCAGGCCGATGATCATGGGTGCCTGCCGGCTGATCATGGGCACAAGATCATGGGACACGCGCGTACCGTGATCACTGCCATGCCCTACCCCCGCAGGGTATGCACGCTACCCCACGCTACCCCCGGGGGGTACCCCCCTGCCCCCGATCACTCGGGACCGCTGGGGAGCGGTCTCGGAAGTCCGCCAGGTTCAGAAGGGGGGGTATACGTCGGCCGGGGCGCCAGCGCCGGCCTGGGTGGAGAGCTCCCTGGGTGCCCGCGTGGGACGGCGCCCCACAGCGCCGGACCTGTGTCAACCTGGGTTGACAGTCTCGTCGGCGTACTTGCCGCCGCAGGCAAGTATCTAACTGTCGGGACCCGGGTATATAAAGGTGTCTACAATCGGAGCGCCAGCGACGAACTGCGCTTGAGGCCCGTCAGGGCCTCCCGAGGGGTCGGCCCTTCGATTGCATCAGGCTCAGCCCGTCCGGTTAAGGACGGGTCTGTCTCCCCTCAGCACACCACCCCGGCAGGAGCCCGCATGGTCACGCTCGGCCTCCAGCCCCTGGACGTGAACGTCGTGCTGGCGCGCGGGGCGGCGTTCGTCGCCGAGCTCGAGGTGACGAGCGGGACGTGGCCGGTGGGTACCGCGATCTCGCTGGTGTTCTCCACCTCCGACGACTCGGTCACCCCGTCCGGCCTGACGTGGCCGGCCACCGTGGCCGGCACCACCGCCGCGTGGGATGTAGCCGCGGCCGACGTCACCGCGGTGATCGCCGCGGGCGCCCGGTACGCGCGCCTGCTCTACACCGAGGGAGCGGCCGCGCCGCTGCTGTGGGGCAAGGGGGAGGTGCGGGTTGCCTGATCTGGGACTCGGGCTCGGGCCCGTCGAGATCGCACCGCCGGTCCTTCCGCTGATACGCGTTTTGCGGCCTGCGGCCGCCACCGACGTAGTGGTTCCGCTACGCGGGCCTGCCGGCGCGCAGGGCCCGCCCGGCATCGCGGGCGACGCCGTCAACCTCTCCCACCTCCACACCCAGGCGGACCCGTCGTCGGTGTGGCTGATCGTGCACGGCCTGACTTTCGTCCCCTCTGGCGTGGTGGTCACCGACCACGCGGGGGCTCGTCACCACCCCCGTGTCTCGTATCCCGACGACGTGTCCGTGCGCCTCGAGTTCGACGCCGGCGTCTACGGCACCGCCCGCCTGTCCTGAGAGGACCCGCCCTAGATGGCTACCGAGAGATTCCACGCGAAGGTCGCCGTCCAGGCAGGCACGGCCTCGGACGAGGTGCTGACCAAGTCGCAGGTCGACTCGCTGATCGCCGACGCGAAGGCGCGGGCGAACCACACCGGCACCCAGACCGTGTCGACGCTGTCCGACTTCACCAGCGCGGTGAACGCGCTCATCGCCGCCGTGATCGATGGCGCCCCCGGCGCGCTGGACACGCTGAACGAGCTCGCGGCCGCGCTGGGCGATGACCCCAACTTCGCGGCCACCACGGCCTCCACGATCGCTGCCCTGGACACCCGGCTGGACTTGCTGGAGGGCGCGTCGGCTGGCGCCGTGCACAAGGCGAACGTCGGCGACGCCGTTCTGTCCGCGTTCACCGTCACCCACGGCCTCGCGTCGACCGACCTGCACGTGCAGGTGAAGGAGGTCGCGACCGGGCAGTACGTGCACCCGGTGGTCGCCACCACCGGCACCAACACGATCTCCGTCGACTTCGGTTCGCTGGTGCCGACGTCGGCCCAGTTCCGCGTCCTGATCCGCACCGTCTGATCACCCGGTGGGCACCCACAAGTTCTTCACCCAGGTAGCCCAGGCGGACGTGATCGGTCTGACCGCGGCGCTCGCCGCGAAGGCGCGCGCGGTCGCTCTCGACGTCCGCGACTTCGGGGCGGTCGGCGACGGCACGGCGGACGACACCGCGGCGATCCAGGCCGCGATCAACGCGCTGCCGGTCGAGGGCGGCCGGGTCGTGTTCCCCGTCGGCCGGTTCAAGGTCACGGCCATGCTGACCGTGACGAACCACTGCACGGTCCTGGAGGGCGTCGCCCCGGCGAACGAGGAAGACGCCACCCACTGGATCGGGGGCACCCGCCTGGAGGCGGGCGGCACGCTCAGCGGCAACCCGATGATCCGGGTGCAGGAGACCGCCAACCTCCAGCCGCTGTTCGGCTGCTCGATCCGCAACATCACGCTCGACGGCATGGGCGTGGCGACCGGGCGCGGCCTGCACTGGCGCTCTTACCGCTCGCACCTCGAGCGCGTCCACGTCTACCGGTTCGCGACCCACGGCATCCACGCCGAGGGCTACGGCGGCTGGGACCTGTATGACTCGGTGCTCGCGTACGTGCAGGTGTCGGCGTGCGGGTCGGCCGGACTGATGCTCGACGTCGGCGCGTCGGACCTGCACCTGCTGCACTCGGTGCTGTTCAGCTGTGACGTCAACCTGCACATCAAGTCGTCTTCGCTCCAGGTGACCGGCTGCCACTTCTACGACGGCCGGAACAACATCCTGTTCGACGGGAACGGCTCGCGCTCGAAGTTCACCACGTGCAAGATCGAGGGCTCGAACCAGCACGGCGTGGTGCTCGACACCACCAACGGTGGCATGTCGGACATCCAGTTCACCGGCTGCAACTTCTCGTCGAACTCCGACACCACGACGAACACCTACGACCAACTGATCGTGCAGGGGCCGTCCGGCACCGGCTGCTCGCGCGTCCAGCTCGTCGGGTGCGCGTTCACCCACAAGTCGGGCCCGCTGCCGCGGTACCACGTCAACCTGGGTGCGGCATCCCAGAGTGCTGTGATCGTCGGCAACAGCCTGGCCGGCACCGACCACTACGGCACGGCCGCGGTCAACGACGCGTCGAACGCCAGCTTCCCGGCGTACATCGCCGCGAACGGCGGCTACGGCCCGGAGGTGTACCGCAAGTGGAACGCCGCGCCGCGCACGCAGACCGTGTCGGCGGCCACCGCGAACGTGGACGTCGGCTCCAACGCCGACCTCCAGGTCACGCTGAACACGGTCACCGCGACCACGCTCACCCCGACGGGCGGCGTCAACGGCCGGACGTGCGCGGTTGAGGTGTTCGCCGCCACCGGTGCCACCCGGACGCCGACGCTGGCGTCCACGGTGAAGCTGACCGACGGCGTCACCAGCCTGGCGCTGGCGATCCCCGCCTCGCGGGTGGGCGTGTTCCTGATCCGGTACAGCACGTTGGGCGCGCTCAACCAGTACGAGCTGGTGGGCTCCTACCTCCGGGGGGCGTAATGCCCATCGCACGCATCGGCGGACAGGGACTGTTCGCAGGTTCCGCGACGCAGGCAACGCTTGCACAGCCGGGAACGGCGCTGGCGGTCGGCGACTTCCGCGTGCTGACTCTGTTCAGGTCGCTCGCGTCGGGCACCATCACCCCCCCGGCCGGGGGCACGTGGACCCAGATTCTTGCGCCGACCGCCATTCAGAGTGGGGTTCTCGGCGTCTGGTATCGCTTCCACCAGGCCGCTGATGCGTCTTTCCTTTGGGACTGGACGTCCACCGGGGGACAGAACGTAGTCGGGCGCTGCACGAACCTTTCCGGCGTTGACCCGGCAGTCCCGGTCGACTCGGCCGCGGTGACCGGCAACAGCGCAGCCACCACGGCATGGGCGAACGTTCCGAGCGTCGTCACCGCGAATCCCGACGCCTGGGCTTTCTGGTGGATCGTCCGCGGGACCGGCAACACGGCAGTGGCGCCGACCCTCGGCGCCGGCGGCTGGACCGCCGAGGGCGTGATGAACTCCCAGGCTTCCGGGTACGCCGGACTGGGCGCGTACGAAGCGCGCCCGACACCGGGAGCGACGGGCGTGCGCACGGTGAACTCCACGACCTCCCAGGCTTGGCGCGCCGTGGCGTTCTCGATCAACCCCGTCCCCAGCCCTAGCGGCACCGGCCGCCGACTGATCATGGCGTGACGCCGTGCCCACCCGGTACACGGTCTGCTCCAGACCTGGCTGCCCCGAGCTGAGCTCCCAGGGTGGCCGGTGTGACGGCTGCCGGACCGCGGCCGAGCGCGACCGCGGCTCGGCAGCCCAGCGCGGCTACGACCACCGGTGGCGCCGCACCCGCGATGCCTACCTGGACGCGCACCCGTTCTGCGTCGACGACGGCTGCCTGACGATCGCTACCGACGTCGACCACATCGACGGCAAGGGCCCGCACGGGCCCCGCGGTCACGACTGGTCGAACCTCCGCTCGCTGTGCCACTCGCACCACTCGAAGCGCACCGCTCGAGACCAGCCGGGCGGATGGCACGCGGGCATCTGATCAATCCCCGTTCGTCCAATGGCAGGACTCCTGGTTCTGGACCAGGCAATCGAGGTTCGACCCCTTGACGAGGAGCTCTCCCGGCGCCGCGCAACGCGGCCCCGTCTCCTGACCCGCGCAACGCGGAGAGGTGATCACATGGTTAGCGGTGGCGCACGTACCCGCTCCGGCCCTCCGCCGGACCCGAACGCTCTCCGGCGCAACCGCGAGGGCGAGTGGCTTTCGCTCCCGGCCGCCGGCCGTGTCGGCGACGAGCCCCGCTGGCCTCTCCAGCCCGCGATGACCCCCCGCGAGAACTACATCTGGCGGGAGATGTGGACCAAGCCGCAGGCCGTGGTCTGGGAGCAGAACGGCCTGCACTACGAGGTCGGGCTCCTGGTCCGGAAGCTGACCGAGGCGGAGCAGGTCGGCGCGAGCGCCGGGCTGTCGACGCTGGTCCGCCAGATGATGGACTCGCTCGGACTCACGGTCCCCGGTATGCGCGCCAACCGCTGGAAGATCGACGCGGCCGACGAGGCGCCGGACCGGGCCCCGATCTCGCGCGCTGGCTCCGCGCGCGGGCGACTCCGCGTCGTCCCGCCACCCAGTGAGTAGTGACGAATACCTCGTCGACTTCCCCACGCTCTGGATCGTCCCGGAGTGGATCGAGCGGCACTGCGTCATCCCCGACGGCTTCCATATGGGCGAGCCATGGGTGATGTACGACTGGCAGCTCTGGTGCACGGTCAACCACTACCGCATCAAGCCCACGGCCACGCTCGGCCAGCTCGCGCCGGCGTTCTACTACCGGCGCAGCCTGGTGATCGCGCCGCAGAAGACCGGCAAGGGCCCGTGGTCGGCGACGATCGTGCTGGGCGAGGCCGCCGGGCCGACGGTGTTCAACGGGTGGGCGAAGGGCGGCGAGGTCTACGCCTGCTCCGACTGGGGCTGCGGCTGCGGCTGGTGGTACGAGTACGAGGCCGGCGAGCCGATGGGGCGACCCTGGCCGACGCCCTTGATCCAGTTGACTGCCTCGAGCGTCGACCAGGTGGACAACGTCTACCGGCCGCTCCAGTCGATGGTCAAGAACGGGCCGTTGGCCGATCAGATGAAGGTCGGCGAGGAGTTCACGCGGATCGGCCAGCTCGGCCGGATCGACGTGGTCACCAGCTCGGCGCTGTCCCGCCTCGGTAACCCGATCACCGCGGCGTTGCAAGACGAGAGCGGCACGTACACCGACAACAACAAGATGCGCAGGGTCGCCGAGACCCAGCGCCGCGGCGCCGCTGGCATGGGCGGCCGGTCGATGGAGACCACCAACCCCCCGGACCCGTCCGAGGACTCGGTAGCTCAGCGCACGCTCGAGTCCCGGCGCCCGGACATCTTCAAGTTCTGGCGCGAGCCCCCGGCGCACCTGTCGTGGCGGAACAAGGCGGAGCGCCGCAAGATCCTGGTCTACGTCTACCGCGGCTCCACGCACGTCGACCTGGACGGGATCGAGGCCGAGGCGGCCGAGATCGGCGAGAAGGACCCGGCGCAGGCCGAACGGTTCTTCGGCAACCGCATGGTCTACGGCGCGGGCTCGTGGTGCGAGGGCGACAAGTGGGACGCCAAGGCGGCGCCCCGCGAGGTCCCGCAGGGCACAGAGGTCGTCGTCGGTTTCGACGGCTCGGACGTGGACGACTTCACCGCGATCCGGTGCGAGACCCGCGAGGGCTACCAGTTCACGCCGACCTTCGCGGACGGCAAGCCGATGATCTGGAGCCCGTCCGAGCACAACGGCCAGGTGCCTCGGCTCGAGGTCGCGGCCGGCCTGGACCGCGTCATGCAGATCTATCGAGTGGTCCGGATGTACGGCGACCCGCCGTACTGGGAGACCGAGCTCGACGCGTGGGCCGAGAAGTACGGCGACAAGACCGTGCTCCGCTGGGCCACGTACCGGCCGGTGCAGATGCACGCCGCGGCCGAGCGGCTGCTCACCGACATTCACAAGGTCGACTCGGAGTTCACCCACGACGGGTGCCCGATCACCGCGACCCACGTCCGCAACGCGCGCAAGGCGCCGCGGCCGTCGGAGCGCTACGTGCTCAACAAGCCGTCCCAGGCTCAGAAGATCGACGCCTGTGTGACCTCGGTGATCTGCCACGAGGCGGCGGGGGACGCGACCGCTGCCGGTCTTTGGACAACGACATTCGCCGTCTACATGGCGTGAGGAGACTTCCTAGTGACGCCTGTCGACGACGCGGTGGCCGAAGTGGCACTGCTGGAGAAGGCGCTCAGCGGCCGCCGAGCGGACATCCAGACGCATAACGACTACTACGACGGCCGGCAGCCGTTGCAGTTCGCTTCCGAGCAGTACCGCCAGTGGTTCGGGGACCAGTACCAGGGCTTCGCTGACAACTGGTGCGCCCCGGTGGTCGACGCGATGGCCGAGCGGCTGCGCGTGACCGGCGTCCGGCCGCGCGGGGAGCGCAAGGTCGACGAGGAGCTCCGCCGGTGGTGGGAGGAGTCGGGGGCCGCAGCAGACAGCCCCCTGGCGTTCACCACCGCGGCCACCGCCCGGCGCGCGTTCGCGCTGGTCTGGTCGTCCGACGACGAGGGCACGCCCGAGGTCACCTTCGAAGACCCGTCGCAGGCGATCGTGCGGTACGAGGCTGGCTCCCGCCGGAAGCGGCGGTCCGCGCTCAAGCGCTGGTCTGACGACGAGCACGACTACGCGACGCTGTACCTGCCCGAGTTCGTCTGGAAGTTCCGGCGCCGCATCGGCGGCGCCTCCGGCTCGAGCGGGCTGGTGCTGCCGGCGACGGTCCGGGAGCACTCGGCAACGACCGGCTGGGAGCCGCGGCCGCCCGCGGACACCGGCGACGACACCTGGCCGATCCCGAACCCGCTCGGGGTCGTCCCGATGGTCGAGCTCCAGAACCGGGCGAAGCTGCTCGGCGAGCCGCTCTCCGAGATCACCGGTGTGATCGCCATGCAGGATGCGATCAACGCGTTCTGGAGCTACCTGTTCACCGCGGCCGACTTCGCTGCGCTGCCGCAGCGCGTGATCCTCGGAGCGCAGCTCCCGAAGATTCCGATCCTGAACGAGCAGGGCCAGAAGATCGGCGAGAAGCCGATCGACCTGCCCGAGGCGAATATCAAGCGCATCCTCAACCTGGAGGGGCCGGACGCCAAGATCGGCCAGTGGGACGCGGCGAACCTCGAGATGTTCCTCAAGGTCGTCGAGCGCGGCGCCAACCACATCGGCAACCAGTCCCGCACGCCGTTGTATTATTTCGCCAGCTCGATCCAGAACATCTCGGGCGACACGCTCAAGGCGCTCGAGACCGGGCTGATCTCGAAGTGCGGCGAGCGGCAGACCGGCCACTCCGAGCCGGTCCGTGAGATCCACGTCCTGATGGCGCTCGTCGCCGGCAACGTGGCGAAGGCCAAGGCCGTCCGCGGCGGCCGGGTGCTCTGGGCCGACCACGAGTCCCGCTCCGAGGCGCAGAAGGTCGACGCGCTCGCGAAGCTCAAGGACATCGGCTTCCCGTTCGAGTACATCGCGGAGCAGTACGTCGGCGGCGACGCCGACGAGCTCGAGCGACTGATGACGATGTACAAGGCCCAGGTCCGGGAGGACCCGCTGATGCTGCTCGCGCAGCGCGAGCGGGAGCAGGACCGGGACGCGAAGGCCGACAGCGGCGCCGGGAGCTCGGGTGACAAGCCCGAGCCGAAGGCCAAGCAGGGGTCCGCGGAGTGACCGTCGAGGCCGTGGCCCGTCGGCACTACACGCTGATGCAGCGGATCAAGGCCGCGGCCGTGGCCGTCGCCCGGCGCGAGTGGCGGAAGCTGCCGCGCGGGGGCTACTACGAGGTTCAGCGGGCGTACGCGCAGTCGGTCGGGCCGCAGGTGCTGGCCACCGTGGTGCTCGCGCAGCTCGCGGCAGCCGACCAGGCTGACGGCTACGTGGGCGAGATCCTGGCCCAGCAGCTCGGACCAAACCGTGAGGCCCCCCGGGAGGGCCGGATCAATCCCGACGCGTTCGCGGGCACCGCGGCCGACGGGCGGCCGCTCGATTCACTGCTCTGGCTGCCGGCGGCGCGCACCCTGAGCGCGCTACGGCGCGGCGACAGCGTGGCACGGGCGCTGGACATCGGCGAGACCGCACTGTCCCAGATCGTGGCGACCGAGACCGCCGACGCGGGCCGCACCGCCGACGGTGTGGCGGTCACCGCCCGGCGGCAGCTCACCGGCTACGTGCGGATGCTCACCCCGCCGTCGTGCCCGCGGTGCGTGATTCTGGCCGGCCGGTTCTACCGGTGGAACGCGGGCTTCGAACGCCACCCGCTGTGCGACTGCATCCACGTCCCGGCGGCCGAAGACACGCTCGACGACATCCGGACCAACCCGCGAGACGCGGTGCTGCTCGGCCAGGTCGAGGGTCTGTCGAAAGCCGACGAGCGGGCGATCCACGACGGCGCCGACGTCAGCCAGGTGATCAACGCGCACCGCGGGATGTACACCGCGGACGGCCGGAAGTTCACCCGCGAGGGCACCACCAAGCGCGGATACGCAGCCGCTCGATTCCGGGGCCAGACCGGCCGCCGAATTCGGCAGAGGCTGCGCCCCGAACAGATCTATCGCGAGGCGAACGGGAATCGCGACGAGGCCCTTCGCCTGCTCGAACTGCACGGCTACCTGCTCTGAATGGCGGCGCCGCAACGGCCCGCCTGAATCGCCACCCGCAATGGGAGGAACACCCGCATGACCGCGCCCGTTCTGCCTGACCCGAACAAGCCCGCCGGCGCCCCCGAGGGCAAGCCGGACCCCACGCCGAAGGGCGAGGAGAACAAGGGCGAGGAGGGCGACCCGCCCGGTGCCGAGCACCTCGGTGATCCCGGGAAGAAGGCGCTCGACACGATGAAGGAAGAGCGCCGGCTCGCCCGCGAAGAGGCCGCCAAGTACAAGGCCCAGGCCGAGGCGCTCCAGGCGGAGAGGGACGGCAAGCAGGCCGAGCACCAGGCCGAGCTGGCGAAGCGCGAGACCGAGCAGGCCGCGCTGGGCAAGGCGAACGAACGCATCTTGAAGGCGGAACTCCGCGCGGCGTCGGCCGGCAAGCTGGCCGACCCGAAGGACGCACTCCTCTTTCTCGACATCACGAAGTTCGAGGTCGGAACGGACGGCGAAGTCGACTCCGACGCGATCGCTTCGGCGATCGACGACCTCGTCAAGAACAAGCCCTACCTCGCCGCGCAAGGCGAAAAGAGGTTCCAGGGCGGTGCAGACGGAGGGGCTCGCAACGGGTCCGAGAAGTCGATCGACGATCAGATCATCGAGGCCCAGAAGGCCGGAAACCTCCAGCTCACGATCGCGCTCAAGCAGCGGCGGTCGGCCGAGCTCGCAGCCAAGAAATAAGGAGCCCCCCGTATGTCCGGAATCACCGCAATGGGGACCACGTACAACCTCCCCAACTACCACGGCGAACTGTTCGCCGTGTCCCCCGCGGACACACCGCTGCTCTCCGCCACAGGCGGACTGGGCGGCGGCAAGTCGGTCACCGACACCACGATCGAGTGGTCGAAGTACGACCTGCGCGACCCCGAGATCCGGACCCGGCTCGAGGGTGCTGACGCGCCTTCCGCCGAAGCTCGCGTCCGGGCCAACGTGACGAACCGGGTCCAGATCTTCCACGAGGCGGTGTCGACCAGCTACACCAAGCAGGCCGCGACAGACCGCTTCGCCGGCACCAACACGGGCTCGTCCGGCGGCAACGTCGTGCAGGACGAGCACTCGTGGCAGGTGCTCCAGTCGCTCAAGCAGATCGCGCGGGACGCGAACTTCGCGTACTGGCACGCGGTCCGGAACGACCCGGCCGACAACACCACGGCCCGCCAGATGAACGGGCTGTTCGCCGCGATCACCACGAACCGCGTCGAGAAGAAGGCCGACATCACCGGCGCGAGCGCCGCGACCGACACGATCACCGTCACCCACGACCTGGCCGTGGGCGACAAGGTTGTGTTCACCGACGTGGGCGCGTCGACCACGATCAAGCCTCACCGCGCGTACTGGGTGACCTCGATCAGCACCACGGTGTCGTTCAAGGTCGCGCTGACCTCTGGCGGGTCGGCCATCACGGTCGGCACGGCCACGGTCGCGTTCTACCCGCTCAAGGCGGCGAACGTCGTGGGCGTCGATGACGTCAACGGCCTGCTCCAGATGGCGTTCGACAACGGCGGCATCACCGAGCAGGCGACGGCGACGCTGTTCGTCCCCTCCGGCCAGAAGCTGCGCCTCTCGAAGGCGTACGCCTCGGCCTACGGCCAGACGGACCTGATGGGCGGGACCCGGAACGTCGGTGGCCTGGACCTCCAGACGATCGTCACGGACTTCGGCACGCTGAACATCGCCGTCGACCGCGCACTGCCCGCCGACGCGCTGGCCGTGCTCTCGCTCGAGCAGATCGACCCGGTCTTCCTGTCGATCCCCGGCAAGGGCGTGCTGTTCGAGGAGGAGCTGGCCAAGACCGGCGCCTCCGACAAGACCCAGATCTACGGCGAGATCGGCCTGGCCTGGGGCAACGAGGCAGCCCACGCGATCGCGCGCGGTTTCTTCGCCTGATCCACCCCGGAGCCCGGGGCTGCCGTTCGCGGTGGCCCCGGGCTATCGGCACGTTCCCCGAGTAGAGGAGTACCGCATGGCAGCCACGTGGCTTGCCGACGCACTACGCGCTGGCGGACTGCCGGTTGTCGAGCACGCCGGCTGGAAGACCAGAGGCCGGCCAGGGACGTTCACGCCGAAAGGCGTGCTCGTGCACCACACCGCCGGTGCTCGCACCGGTGACCTGCCGTCGCTCAGCTACGTGATCAGCGGCTCGTCGGCCCTGCCGGGCCCGCTGTCGCAGCTCATGCTCAGCCGGAGCGGCGTGTTCCACGTCGTCGCGTCCGGCCGCTGCAACCACGCCGGCGCCGGGTGGGCGAGCTGGGTCGGGAACAACGGCAACAGCAACCTGATCGGCATCGAGGCAGAGTCGGTCGGTTCCCGCGACGACTGGACGCCGGCGCAGCGCGCGGCCTACCCGAAGGGCGTCGCCGCCCTGCTCCGGTACATGGGACTCGACGAGTCTCGCTGCCTGGCCCACAAGGAATGGGCGCTCCCGCGGGGGCGCAAGACCGACCCCGCGTTCTGGGAGATGAACCAGTTCCGCGCCAGCGTGCGCGCTCACCTGCGGGGCACAGCCCCGCCCCCTCCGGAGGATGACGACTTGTCCGCTGCGGCAGAAAAGATGATCAACGAGATCCACAGCAAGGTGGTGCGCGAGCGGTACGACGCCAGCGACCACAACGCGCCCGCGAAGGAAGACCTCCTGGGCCACGTGATGACGGTCCGCAAGGTGCTGAGCCGGCTCTCCGCCGAGGTGGACCAGATCCTCGCGCGCCTGCCGGAGGCCCCGGCCGCCGACGACGCCGCCTGACCAACCACTCGCAGGAGGACCGATGCCGCTCACCCCGCTGGCCACGGCCGACCAGCTCGCGGCCCGGCTCCGACTCGCGCCGTACGCCGGCGCCGAGCTTGACCAGGTCGAGGCGCTGCTGCTTGACGCGTCCTCCGAGATGCGCTCGATCATCGGCTCGCCGGTCACCCGGCTCACCAGCACGCTGACGCTCTGGCCGGACCGGCCGGGACGCGTGGAGCTGCCGGTGGTCCCGGTGATCTCGATCGCCTCGGTCGCCGTCAGCGGCGTCGAGCTGGCCACCACCGAGTGGACGCTCCGGTACCGGACCCTCCGCCTGCCCACCTCGGCCGGCAAAGAGGACGAGGTCACGGTCACGCTCACCCACGGCTGGGACCCGATCCCGGACGACATCGTGAAGTGGACGTGTGTGCTCGCCGCGGCAGCCAAGGCCGCGGCGGATGACGGGACGCTGGGCATGACGGCCGGCGTCGTCTCGGGCAGCGAGGCGATCGACGACTACCAGCACTCGTGGCAGGGCCCGGAGGCCAGCGGCGGTGACGGTGCGGCAGGGATGACCCTCCCGCCGCGCATCGCGGACCGGCTGCGGGCCACGTACGGCGGCTCCGGCCTGATCGACTGGCTGGAGGTGGACGGGTGAGCGTGGACTCGATCCTCCGACGCGGCCGCCTCCGGCGCGAAGCCCTGATGCGGTCCACCTGTCGCATCGAGCGGCCGGGCGGGGAGCCGGTGTGGAACCCCACCACGGGGACCTACACCACCCCGGCCAGGACCGTGATCTACGAGGGTCCGTGCCAGATCAAGCCGACGTTCTCCCCGGCGGAGCGCGACGGCAGCTCGGCGGAGCGCGAGCTCGTCACCCAGTCCTACACGCTGGCGCTGCCGTGGGCCGAGTCGAACGCGGCCGACCGCGTGGACGTCGCCGACAAGGCGATCATCTTGTCCGGTGACGACACCTGGGCTGTCGGTAAGACGTTCCCGGTCGGCTGGGTGGAGTACGCCGACGCGCGCACCCACCGCCGGCTGACGGTCTGGGCCGAGGACAGGGGGATCTCGAATGGCTGACGACGACCTGTTCGAGCTCGGCCGGCGCCTGCGCGCCGCGGCGGCGCTCGCCCCGGACAAGTGCCTCGAGATCGTCAAGAAGGGCGCCCAGGACGTCAAGAAGGACTGGGCGGGCCGGATGCGGGGCCGCGAGAAGCACGGCCACATCCCACACTTGCCGAAGTCGATCGGCTACGACGTGCGAGAGACGGTGCACGGAGCCATCGCGACGGTCGGCCCGAACAAAGAGAGCCGCCAGGGCCCCCTGGCCCACCTGCTCGAGTTCGGTTCGGTGAACAACGCGCCGCACCTGGACGGGGCGGGAGCTCTGCTCACCGAGGCCCCGAAGTTCTACGCGGCGATCGTGAAGGCCGAGAGGGAGTCGCTGTGATCCCCGAGGCTGAACCGCACGTCCGGGCGGTGCTGGCGAAGCTCAAGGCCGGGCTGCCTGTGACCGTCGCCGCGGCGCTGGGCATCGGCCCGGCGGTCGCCCCGCCGTACGTGGCGCTCTACCCGGACCCGGGCGACATCGCGGATGCGTTCCTCTCCGGCGACCGCTCGCAACTAGTGATCCACTTCACGGTGAACGCGGTGGGCGTGGGCCCCGAGCAGGCGATCTGGGCGGCCGACAAGGCCCGCGTGGTGATGCTCGACATCACGCCGGTGAGCGTGGTCGGGCGCAGGGTCCACCGGATGACGCAGGCCCCCGGGTCGTCGCCGCCGGTCATCCGCGACGAGAGCGTCCAGCCCGCGCTGTACATCGCGACCGCCGGCTACCGGCTGATGTCGCAGCACGCCAGCTAGAAGCCGAGGCTCAGCTCAAGCGGGGCCCCCGCCTCGGCGGCAGACACGGTCATCTCGCCGCGGCCCTCCCGCCCGACCTGCACGCCGTAGAACTCGTGGCCAGCCGGGACGTCGGCCACCACGAACGCGTACCGGCACCCGTACGGCGCGACCTCTTGGAACGCCCCGGTGGAGAGCTCACCGAGCGCGACCGTCTCTCCGGAGGCGTCGGTGATCTTCACCGCGCCCCCTGACCGGATGTCGCTGTACCCGCTGGACGGGTCGTCGCACGCCGACCGGACCAGGACCGCCCCGCGCACGGTGATCGTCTCGACCGGCGCGACGCCGGCAGGCGCTGGCTGGTCCACCCAGAACAGGACGGCCCCGGTCGTCAGCGCGGCCGTCAGCGCCACGGCGCCGAGCCAGTGAGCAAGTTTCGTTCGCACGGTTCCCCAACCCTTAATCCGAAGTCGCAGGCCCGGCACCGTACCACGATGCTTGCCGCCATGACTACCACGCGAAAGCAACGCCGGGTCCCGGCGGAGCCATTCCCCCACAGACAGAGGAGACGCCGATGTCGGAACTTCCCGGCTTGGTGCACGACGGCAACTACAAGGTCACCTGGGTGACCACGATCGCCAACCAGAACGCGCCCACCGTGGCCGAGCTGAACGCGGGTCTCGACCTGGAGTGCCAGGTCACCCCCGACGGCCTGAGCCGGGAGGCGTCGGACGAGTCGGTCGACACGTCCCGCCTGTGCAGCGTGTTCACCACGACGCAGGTTGGCCGCACAGGCTTCGAGTGCTCGGTCACGCTGGTCCGGCTCGACGAGTCGGTGGTCGGCGTCGTCGACACCGCGTACCACACGATCGTCAAGGGCACGCGCGCGTACCTCGTGGTCCGCGACGACCTGCCCTCTGGTACCGCGTTCGCCGCGGGCCAGGAGCTCGAGGTCTACCCGGTCCAGGCCGGCACCCGCTCGAAGGCGACCCCGGCAGCGAACGAGCTCCAGACGTTCACCCTGCCGCTGATGGTCACCGCTGACCCGTCGCTCGCGGCGGAGGTGGCTGCCTGATGTCTCTCCGGACCCCGGTTCAGGCGCAGATCACCGGTGCCGTCTCCACCAAGACGGCAGCAGCTTCGGGTGGCGACACGTTCGCGCCCGGTGACCTCACGTTCGACGTGGCGAACGGCCACGCGACCCTGCCGCGCACCGTCACGGTGGCCGTCCCTGGCAACTCGAAGTACGGCCAGGCGAACCCGGACGTCGCGGTCGTCATCGCGGCCCTCACCTCGAAGGCCATCGGCCCGTTCCCGGCCGACCTCGCCGACCCGACCGACGGGCTGGTGCACGTCACCTACTCGGACGCCGCGGCCGATCTGACGGTCTCGCTCGTCCGGAACTGACCCCACGAACTCGGCGGGGCGGTGGGCCCCTGACCTCCCACCGCTCCGCCGACCTATTCCTGCCCCAAGGTCAGGGGGCCTGGAGATCGAGAACGTGAAGCGCAGAATCCTGACGATCGTGTCGCTGGTGGCGGCAGCCCTGCTGGGGCTGGCCGCGTGCGCACCGGTGGCGGCGCAGGCGCAGAGCACCACGCTCTACGTCTCGACGACCGGCAACGACAACAACGACGGCAGCTCGCCGCTCCTGGCGTTCGCCACGATCGAAGAGGCCGACGCTCACGCGACCCCGGGGACTCTGGTCCTGGTCGCGGACGGCACGTACAACGTCACGGACTTCGGGACCACCGCGGACGGGTCCGTCGGGTCGCCGATCGTGTTCGCCGCGGAGAACCCGCTCGGAGCGGTGATCGTCGGCTCGAATACCGCGGGCCCCGCGGTCTGGCGCTCGTACGGCGACCACGTGGTCATCGACGGCTTCGAGCTGTCGGGCGCGAACGACGACGGCCTGATCGTCAGCGGGTCCCACACCCAGATCCTGAACAACCGCGCGGAGAGCTTCACCAACACCTGCATGTCGGTCTACACCTCGGCCTACGACCAGGTGAACATCGACTTCATCGGCAACGTCGCCGCGTGGTGCGGATCGTCCAATCAGGACCACGGGATCTACGTGGCGCACACCGGCGGGATCGTCGCGAACAACATCGCCTACGGCAACCGCGGCTACGGCATCCACTGCTGGCACGCGTGCGACAGGTTGCAGATCGTCAACAACCTGGTGTTCAACAACGACGAGGGCGGAATCGTCGTCGGTCAGGGCGACGACCCGAACAACGGGGCCGTGCCGGCCGACTACATGTTGGTCGCCAACAACATCGCCGTGGGCAACGGGACGCACGAGGGCATTCGCGAGAGCGGCGCCACCGGCCCGAACAACCTCTACCTCAACAACCTGGTGAACGGCAACGCCATCGGCGGGGTCGACATCATCGGCGGCGGGGCGGAGCGCGGAACGGTGACGAGCTCGCCGGGCTTTGTGAACTACCAGTCCAACGGATCGGGTGACTACCACCTCGCCGGCGGCAGCGCGGCCCGGAATACCGGACACCCGCACGTCGCGCATCCGGTGGCGGTCGACGGCACCGTTCGCCCGCAGGGATCTGCGCCGGACATGGGTGTCTACGAACAGAACTGAGCACGGCAAAGGTCAGGGCAACGAAAGGTCAGGGATCAGAGTGAGTGCATTCTCGATTGACGACGTCATCGCCGACGCCACCCCGGTAGAGCGGGTGGTGCCGGTGTGTGTGGCCGGCAAGCTGGTCGGCGAGTACGAGCAGCTCAAGGCCGAGCTGGAGCGGGTGCAGGGCGCCATCACCGGTCGACTCGGCGGCAGCGCAAGCCGGGAGATCATCGCCCGGCTGCGCGAGCTCGAGGGCCAGATGAAGGCGAAGACGTACGACTTCCGGTTCCGGGCGCTGCCCGCGAAGGGCTGGTCGGACCTGATGTCCGCGCACCCGGACAAGGCCGGGAAGCTGCGGTTCAACGCCGACACGTTCCCGGCGGCCGCGATCTTGGCGTGCTGCGTCGAGCCGGCCCTGGACGACCCGGCGAAGGCTGAGGCCCTGCTCGCCAGCCTGTCCGCCGCGCAGCAGAACGAGCTGTTCGACGGCGCCTGGGAGGTCAACTCCAGCGCCCCAAAAGGCATGAACTCCTTCACCGCATTCGCCGATCTCCAGGACTTCGCGAAGAGCTCCGACTCTGCGCCGGGCACGGAATCCCCCGCAGCCGATTCCTCGGCCGCGTAGCCGAGCCGGGCGAGCCGGAATGGACCGATGAAGATCGGGACTACGCGCTCGCCTGGCAGGAGTTCCTAGCCGACCTGTGTAGCGGGTGTGGCCATTCGCTTTCGGTGACGACCAAACCCGAGAGTCAGTTCGCCTACAGCACGGAAACCGTGCGGTGCCACGCCTGTGCCGCCCAGTCCCGGACCGTCGAGAAGTTCGGGAAAGACGGCGGAGACCAGGCGGGAATCCTTTCCCGCTTCACCAAGGCGCCGCCTCTCGAGTAAAGGAAAGCGGGGAACCCGTGGCCGACCGCGTTGTCAACGTCAAGCTGAGCGCCAACGTTCGCGACTACAGCTCGTCGGTCAACAAGGCCGCGCGGGACACCGAGGATCTCGCCAACAAGGCCGAGAAGTTCTCCGGCAAGACCTACCGGGCCAAGGTGGCGGTCGACGGCGCGGCGACGGCGTCCGCCGAGGTGGCCCAGCTCCGGGCCAGGCTCGAGAAGGTCCAGGGGCGCTACAGCGCGTCGGTCCGTGTCGACCACCGGGGCGCGTCGCGGGACACCGCGGCGATCATGAACTCGATCATGGCGCTCGGGCCGGCGGCGATTGCCGCTGGCGCTGCCGCGTCCGGCGCGATGATCGCGCTCGGCTCCACGCTCGGCGTTCTCGCCGGCGGCGTCGGAGTCAGCATCCTGGCGTTCTCCGGCCTGGGTGACGCGCTCGAGGCGATGGGCCAGGCAGAGCTCCGCTCCGGCGTGAACGCGCAGAAGTCTGCGCAGGACCGCGCGGCCGCTACTCGCCAGGTCGACGCCGCCCGTACCGCCGTGGTGCGCGCGGAGCAGGACCAGGCGCAGGCCGCCCAGCTCGGCGAGCGCCAGATCCGTGACGCGAAGTCGGCTGTCTCGAAGGCGTACGGCGAGGCCGCATCGGCCAACTCGAAGGCCGCGGCCGAGGTTGAGGACTCCGAAGACGACCTCGCGACGGCCCACCAGAAGGTCCGGTACGCGCTCGAGGATCTGTCAATCGCCCGGCAGAAGGCCGTGCGGGATCTCGACGACATGCGGGAGCGCGGGCGTGACAACGCGCTCGACGAGGAGCAGGCCGAGATCCGGCTGATCGAGGCCCGGGACAAGCTGGTCGAGCTCAACAAGACCGGCGCGGCCAGCGAGATGGACCTCCGGAAGGCCCGCCTCGCCGTCGCCCAGGCTGACAACGCACTCAAGGACGTTCGCCGCGACGCGGCGCGCAACGCGTCGGATCTCAACGCCGCGGAGGCCGCGGGCGTCGAAGGCATGCCTGGTGTGGTGTCCGCGAAGGGCGACCTCGCGCAGGCGGAGGCCGGCGTTGAGCAGGCACGCCGGGACCTGATCAAGGCGCAGGCCGAGGTCGTCACGTCCGAGCGCGAGGGCAACGCCAAGATCGCGGCGGCCGTCCAGGATCTCCAGGACACCCGCGACGACGCTGCCCGGCGCAACGCCGATGCCGCGCTCAGCGTGAGCGACGCGGAGGCCCGCGTTCAGCAGGCCGTGGCCGACGCCACGATCAAGATGTCCGAGCAGTCCACCGAGGCGAAGAAGCTCGCCGAGGAAATGTCCAAGCTCGGCCCGGCCGGGCAGTCGTTCGTCTCTTATCTGCACGCTCTCAAGCCGCAGATGGAGGAGCTCCAGGCGCTTTCGCAGGCCGGCATGTTCCCGGGCATGGAAGCCGGGATCGACAGCCTGATGCTCATTTTCCCGGACATAATCTATTTCGTCGATAAGACGTCGCTAGCGCTGGGCGATATGGCCCAGCAGGCCGGCGACGCCTTGAACGACCCATTCTGGCGCGGGTTCATTCGCTTTCTTGCGGATGAGGCCGGGCCTATGTTCGAGTCGTTCTTCCGCATTGCGGAGGGGCTCGCGCGTGGGCTTGCCGGAATGCAGATGGCCTTCAACCCGATGGCGCGGGACATCGTCGGCGGGCTCGAGGAAATGGCGACGAAGTTCGCCAAGTGGGGGGCCAGCCTCTCAAGCAACGACGGTTTCGAGAAGTTCATCCAGTACGTCCGCGAGGTCGGACCGCAGGTTATGGGCACGCTCGGCTCGATCGCGGACCTGATCGGCTCGGTCGCGGTGGCCGCGGCCCCGCTGGGGCCGGTCGTGCTCGGCGGGATCAAGCTGCTGGCCGACACGCTGGCGTTCATCGCCGGCATCCCCGGCGTGGGCACCACGCTGATCGCTGTTGCGGCGTCGATCGGCGTTATCAACATCGCGATGCGCGCGATGGACATCGCCAAGTTCTCCCACTTCGGGCTGTTCCTGGCCGGCCTGCCGGCGAGGGCGGGCTCCGCGAGCACCGCTATGGGCGTCATGGCGCTGAACATGGGCGCCAGCGACAAGGCCGCGACGCGGATGGCGGACTCCGGTGACCGCGTGGGCCGCGCGATGAGCGGGCTCGGGAGCGCCATTCCGATCGCCGGAATTGCTCTCGTCGGACTGGGCATGGCCTACGAGGAGTTCGGCTCGAAGGCGGAGGAGAACGCCGGCAAGGCGGTGACCGGCTCGATCTCGCTGCGCGAGGCGATCGCGCTGGAGCAGCAGCAGGTCGAGAAGAACGTCATCTGGTGGGGCCTCGGACTCAACAAGCAGGACGAGTACGCGGACGCTGCCGACCGGGTCACGCAGGCGTACCACGACCAGTTCGCGAAGCTCGACCCGCTGGAGCAGGCGAACTCCCGGGTCTCGCTGGCCCAGGAGCACCTGAACGACATGATCGAGCGGTTCGGGGCGTACAGCCCTGAGGCGCGCTCCGCGACCGAGGGATTGACCTGGGCCTCCAAGGACCTGGAGATCCAGCAGCTCATGACGGAGGAAGGCATCGACCGCGCCACCGCGGCGATGCTGCGGCAGAAGGACGCGGCTATCGAGGCGGCCAACGCCGACGTGTCGTTCGAGCGCGCGAAGATCGGCGTCGAGTCGGCGGTTGAGCGCGCCCGGGAAGCGACCGAGCGCTACGGCGCGGAGTCCTGGCGGTCTCGTGACGCCACGCTGGCCGTGGAGGACGCCGCCCACCGCTCGGCCGCTGCCGCGCGCGACAAGGCGATGGCCGACGGGGAGGCGAACGGCGCCAGCAACATCGCGGAGCTCGGCGCGAAGGCGCAGAAGGACGAGTACCTCCGCCTGGCGGACATGGTGAAGGAGCCTCTGCGTGCGGAGCTCTTGACCCTCGCGCAGAACATCAAGGACATCCCGGACGGCAACTTCTCCGTCACCGGCACCGGCGTTACGCAGTTCAAGTTCTCATCGTCCGGCGAGGTGACGGGCGGCCCGCCCGGCACCGACTGGCTGGGCTTGGCGACCGGTGGTTACGTCTCGGGCCCCGGCACGCCGACCAGCGATTCGATCAACGCTCGGCTGTCCAACGGCGAGTACGTGGTTCGGGCGGCAGCGACGCGCGACGTCGGTGTCAGCACGCTCGAGCACATCAACCGCACCGGCGAGCTGCCGGCGTTCGCCGAGGGTGGCGTGTTCATGAACGGCGGCGGTTCCCGCCCGCTGAACAAGACGCTGACCGAGTCCTACCGGGGCGACGCCAAGGACATCGTCGCGAAGCTGCGCCCGCAGCTCCAGGCCCAGGTGAAGTTGATCGACTCCGGCGGCAACGTCGGCGGGGCGCTCGACTGGGCCCGCGCCCAGCACGGCAAGCCGTATGTGTGGGGGGGCGTCGGACCGCGAGGCTACGACTGCTCCGGGTTCATGGCGGCGATCATGAACGTGATGGCGGGGAAGAACCCGCACTCGCGTCGCGGCACCACGGCCACGTTCCCGTGGCCGGGCATGCAGCCCGGCATGGGGCCGGGCCTGTCGGTCGGCAACACCAAGAACGCCGGCGGCGGCATCGGCCACATGGCCGGCACCCTGGCTGGCGTCAACGTGGAGGCCGCCGGCGGCGGCAAGGGCGTGCGCGTCGGGCCCTCTGCCCGCGGCGCGCAGGACCGGCTGTTCAACACGATCTGGCACATGCCCGGCCCGGCCAACTTCGCGCCCGGCGGCGCCGCCGGCGGCGACCTCGGCATCGGCGGTAGCGGTGTTCAGCGGTGGCGCGGGGTGGTCAACCAGGCGCTGGCGTTCATGCGTCAGCCCGCCTCGTACGCCGACCTGACGCTGCGCCGGATGAACCAGGAGTCCTCTGGCAATCCGAGCATCGTCAACACCTGGGACTCGAACGCCAGGCGGGGCACCCCGTCTGTCGGCCTGATGCAGGTGATCCGCCCGACGTACGCCGACAACCGGCCCCCGCCCGGGATGGACAGGGGCCCGTATCTGCACGGCGTCTCGATCGACCCGATGGCCAACATCGTCTCGTCGATGAAGTACGCGCTCAAGCGCTACGGCTCCCTGCCGGCCGCCTACAACAAGGCGGGCGGCTACGACGAGGGCGGCCTTGCCACCGGCAAGGGCCTGCTCCCGAAGTACACCGTCGCCCCTGAGCGGGTGCTCAGCCCGCGGCAGACAGCCGCGTTCGAGCAGCTTGTCGACGACCTGACCCGGCCCCGGCCGATCTCGTCGCTGATGAGCGGCGGCGGCGGCTCGACGGTGGTCAAGAACTTCAACCTCACGGTGCTCAACGCCGGCAACTCGCAGGTGGACCTCCAGGCGCAGTTCTCGCGTCTCGAACTGACGGCAGGAGTGTGACCCGTGGCGGTGCTTGAGCCCATCGAGTGGATCTCTCCGGGCGGCACGGCGACCGAGCTGCACGTGCAGCCCGGCGTCTCCGGCCGCTTCGCACCGCCGGTGGTCATCCAGGAGGACGAGGTCCCGGGGATCCCGGGGTCTCGCTTCCGGGAGGCCCGGCACGGGCCGCGGGAGTTCCCGCTCCCGATCTTCTACGAGGCAGTGGACGAGGCGACGAAGCGGCTCGGGCTGCGCACGCTGATCCGGGAGATGGATCCGGTCGCGGGCACCGGCAAGCTCCGGGTGTACAGCCCGGTCGGCGACCAGCGGGAGATCAACTGCCGGGTGGTCGCCGGCCTGGGGCTGGACGAGGGCACCGACAGCGCCTACCCGGGGTGGCAGAAGGCCGTCGCCATGTTCCGGGCGTTCGACCCGTACTGGTACGACACCAGCGACACGATCGAGACGTTCACGTCCGGCGCCGCGGCCTCGTTCTTCCCGATCTTCCCGATCCGGCTGTCGAGCTCCGAGGTGTTTATCGACGCCACGGTGAACAACACCGGCGACCTCGAGACCTGGCCGGTGTGGGAGATCACCGGGCCCGGCTCGGACATCCGAATGCTGGACCTCAACACCGGCGCCGTGACCGACCTGACGTCCGGCGCGGGCACCGTCACCGTCGGCTCCGGCGAGGTGGTCACGCTCGACACCCGGCCCGGGGCGAAGACCGTCACCCTGTCCGACGGCACGAACCTCTGGCCGTATCTGTCGACCGACTCCACGCTCTGGCCGCTCGCGGTGGGCCCCAACTCGGTCCGCGTGGAGATGGGCGGGGCGGTGACCGGCGAGTCCTCTGTCCGGCTCACCTACCGACCGAGGTACCTCACGCCATGACCGGCCCGACGATCTACGTCCGGGATCCGGCGCTCAACCGGATCGGCCAGCTCGATGATTTCGCCCGGCTGCACGTGGACCCCAAGTTCAACGACGTCGGCTCGTGGGAGCTCGAGCTCGACCGGCGCGTCCCGCTGGCGGCGGAGCTGGCCCGGCCCGGCTACGGGCTCCAGGTCATCTACAACGGCAACACGCTGACGTCCGGGCCGACCGTGGCCCGGCGGCTGGAGCGCCAGAACGGCACCAGCAAGCTGGCGATCCGCGGGGTGGACGACAACGTCTGGCTGGCCCGCCGGTTCGCGCACATGCAGCCGGCCAGCCTGGCCCCGCCCTACTCGACGAACGAGCACGACGTCCGCACCGGGCGGTGCTCGACGGTGCTGCGGCAGTACGCCGACGTCAACGCCGGCCCTGGGGCGATCGTGCCCCGCCGGGTGCCCGGCCTGGTGATCGGCACCGATCCGCTGGTCGGCACCAACCCGGTGACCGGCCGGGCGCGGCTGCAGGTGCTGATCGAGTTCATGCGGGAGCTCGCGGCCGGCGGCGGCGGGCTCGGGTTCCGGGTCGTGCAGGTCGGGCTGACCCTCGAGTTTCAGGTGTACCTGCCGGTGGACCGCTCGCAGTCGGTCAAGTTCAGCGAGGCCCTCCAGAACATCGGCGACTACACGTTCGAGTCCTCGGCCCCCGAAGCCAACTGGATCATCTGCGCCGGCGGCGGCGAGGGCACCGCCCGGACGTTCGTGGAGGGCGGCGACGGCCTCTCGCAGGCGGACTGGGGCCGGATCGAGCTGATGCGGGACCGGCGCGACACCACGGTCACCGCCGAGATGCAGCAGACGATCACCGAGGAGCTGGCCGAGAAGGCGGCCCCGGTGTCGCTGACCATCTCGCCGTTCGACACCACCCAGCAGCGCTACGGCGAGCACTACGGCCTGGGCGACCGCGTGACGGTGATCGTCGAGGGCGAACCGATCGTCGAGTCGATCCGGCAGGTCTCGCTGACCTACGACGCCAGCGGCCCGCTGAACATGCGAAGCACCGTCGGCACCCCCGGGCGCGGCGACATCTTCCGGGTCTTCAAGGCCCTGCGCGATCTGCGCTACCGGGTTACAGACATCGAGCGGAGATAAGACCACATGGCCAACCTGGACATTTACGCCCCGTTCGACTCCGGCCCCGGCGCGAACGTCACCGAGGACACCTGGCGCCTGATGATGCGCCACATGCTCGGCTCGGCGTCCGGCATCATCCGCGCGTTCGAGAACGAGTTCGCGGTGACCGCGAACGCGTCCGGCATGCAGGTGTTCGTCGACTCCGGCGAATGCTGGATGCGCGGCCACTTCGGCCGCAAGACGACATCGACGACGCTGCCGATCGCGGCGGCGCACGCCACGCTCCCGCGCAAGGACCGGGTGATCCTGCGCGCCGACTTCCTCAACAACGTCATCTCGCTGGAGGTGCTGACCGGCACGGCTGCGGCGTCGCCGACGGAGCCGACGCTCACCCAGAACACCACGGTGTGGGAGACGGCGCTCGCGGTTGTCGACGTCACCGCGGCGGACGTGACCATCGCGGCCAACCAGGTCACCGACGACCGGCGGTACACGCAGGGGAACGCCCGGTACCTGCGCGTGGGCAACCAGTTGATCCCCGACGTCACCGCGACCAAGGTGATCTGGGACCTCCCCTCGGTCACCAGCCCCGGCAACATCCGGCTGCTGGCCGGCGGAACCGACTTCGAGTTCCAGCACGACGGGCTGTACCTGGTCAGCTTCGGTGTCGCCTGGGCCATCTCCGACATCGCAGCGTCGACCCGCTCGGCGTGGATCTCCAACTCGGCCGGGACCGTTCGGTTCGCGTCCGCGGAGGCGTCCACCGCCGCGGCACGGTTCCCCGCTGCGAGCGTCTCGTTCACCCGTCGCTGGCTCGCCGGCGAGAAGATCAGCGCCTACGTGTTCGACGCCGGCGACTCCGGGTCGGACAACATCCAGGGCCACAGCGGGGCCCAGGAGGGCACGTACTTCGACATCACCTGGATCGGTCACTCGTGACCCGCCCGGACCCGCGGCCGCGGCCGGAGCCGCGGCTCGCCGACGACCCGACCGCGCTGCTCGAGCGGCTGCTGGTCCTGTTCGGCCGCCGGCCGGACCGGCGCGACGAGCTGGTGCGCACGTTCCTCGCGCTGCACGACGGCTTGTCGTCGGGGGAGATGCACGTCCCGCAGCAGTGGACGGCGGCGCAGCCGGCACCGGTGGTGCTCCCGGCCGACGCTGATGCCGAGCTCGCGGCCGCGCGTGCGGCGGTGGAGGCGGCACAGCTCGAGCTGGCGAACGCCGACCACACCGCGCTGACCGCGCAGGCTGACCGGGACGCGCGTGCGCGCGCGGTCGGTGAGGCCCGGAAGAAGTTCTACGACCTCGCGCGCGTGCGCGACCTGTCGAGGCCGTGATGGCAGCGGCAGCAGCGGCAGACGCGTCGCCGCACTTCATCCTGACCGCCCGGCACTCCCCGTTTGAGCTCGCGGTGCTGGCGGTGGCGCTGATCACCGGGGTGATCAACCTGGTGGCCAACTCGACCAGCCCGAGCTTGCAGGCGGTCGCCGCGGCCATCCCGTTCTACCCGCAGGTCTGGGGCGCCGGTCTGGTGCTCGGCTCCACGGCCGGGCTGGTCAGCGTGTTCCTCAAGATCCCGATGTCGCTGATCCTGGAGCGAATCGGCCTGAGCCTGCTCGCCACGCTGTTCACCAGCTACGGCATCGCGATCGGACTCGCCGCCGGCGGCCGGGGCATCGGCTCGGTGCTGCTGGTCGGCAGCTTCGCCATCGGCTCGGTGCTGCGGATCCTCGCGATCAACCGGGACATCCGCCTGATAGGGAAGGCAGCAGCGGCATGACCCTCGAGACCGTCATCCTGCTGCTCACGACGTTCGGCGGTCTCAGCGGTACCGCGGTGCTCCTGTACAAGGCCAAGGCCGACAAGCGCCGGCTGACCACCGAGACCGGGAAGATCTCCGCGGACGCCGCGGCCGTCATCTCCGATTCCGCCGTCGCGCTGCTCAAGCCGATGAAGGACGCGCTCTCCGACATGGAGAACCAGGTCCAGGGCCTCAAGGGCCAGCTCGCCGCGGTGACCCAGCGAGCCGACTCGCTGGACCGCCAGCTCAGGGCCGCCACCAAGCAGCTCGGTGCGATCCGCGCCGGGCTCGGCGACCTCGAATTCGAACGCATGCTCGAGAGGGGCCCCTCTTGAGCAGCTCAACCGAAGGAGTGCACATGAAGGTTTCCACGTACGCCAAGAGCATTATCGGCGCCCTCGCCGCGGCTGCGATCGTCGCCAAGGCCGTCGTCACCGACGGCGAGGTCACACCGGCAGAGGGCGTGGAGATCGTGCTCGCCGTCCTGGCCGCGTTCGGCATCTACCAGGTGCCCAACGCCCCGGCCGAGCGGGCCTGACCGGCCCCCGAACACGAAGAGAGCCCCTCACCCTGCTGGGTGGGGGGCTCTTTCCGTTCCCGGGATCCTCGGGGCTGTTGGCCACTCGTCCGGGACGAAAGCGAACGTAGCACCGCGCCCCGACGGCCGGACCCCTACACGTCGCCGTCGATCACCAGGTACGGCCCGCGGGCCGCGCCGTCGAGCGTGCCGCCCGGCGCCCCCTGGGCGTGCTCCAGGATCTCGGCGAGCGTCTTGGTGCGCTGGCAGTCGCGGCACACCGCGACGCTGTGGTCTTCGATCGAGTTGGCCCATCGACAGGGCTCAACGTCGGGTGGCAGTTTCTTCGGATCGGACACTCGGCCGCACACGTCGCAGGCCAACACCTCGGCCATGGGTCCTACCCTCTATCGGTTCAACATGGATCTACCACGCAGGGCCCGGTCGCGCTCGCGGCGCCCGGACTCTACCCCGATGTACCGTTCGGTCATCGCCCGGCTCGCGTGGCCCAGGAGCGCCTGTACGACCCCGATCGGGTCCGGGTGTCGCTCCGCGCAGAGCTGCTCGTACAGCGCCCGCGCGATGCTGCGCCGCACGGTGTGCACGCCCTCGCCGCGCAGCTCGGACGGGTCGACGTCCAGCACCCGCGCGAGGTGTTTCTTCACGATGATGTAGCAGCCCGCGGTCCGGCCCTGGGTCGGCACGTACTCGATCCGGCCGGTGGGGCCGACGCTCCGGCGGCGCGGGATCAGGTGCCAGTCGGGCCGCAGCGGCCCGCACGCATCCTCGTAGATCTTGAACCACAGCCGGAGCTCGTCGGCCAGCTCGGACACCACCGGCAGGACGTCGCCGTCGTCGCCGGTCTTGTGCCGGGTCCAGTCGATCTCGCCGGCGTCCAGGTCGACATCGTCCACGCGCAGCGTCAGCAGCTCGCCACCCCGGCCGCCGGTGTACGCCGCGAGCGCACACATCACGCGCTCGTACGGATCTTCGGCGCCCTCGCACAGGTCTCCGAGCTGGTCCACCGTGAGCCGCAGCCGCCGGACGCGGCGGACCTTGACGCGGGCACGGGTCGGCTGCACCACCTCGCCGGGGACGAGCCCGTTGCGGAACGACCACTCGAGGAACTGACCGAGGCTCCCGGCACGGACGTTGTACGTGCTGCCGGCCATCGAGTCGCGCAGCCCGGCCCCGTGGTGCTCCCGGCCGCGACACCCCGGGGTGCACGTGTGGCGACCCCACAGGTAGCGCTCAACGTCCGCCTCCCGCAGGTTCTTCGGAACCTTGCGGGTCGAGTCCCACCAGCTTGCGAAGCGCATCACCGTCACACGCATGTTCTTGAGCGTCTGCGGCCCGATGTGGCCGGACAGCCGCGATAGGTACACGTCAGCGTGCTGGCGCATCGTGGTCCGAGGGCCGTGGGTCGGCATGATTGCCACTCTCCGCTTGCGCCCGTACCTTGTCAACCGCGAAGCTTGCAAACGGACTTATCTACGAGTATGACGGCACCCGTGACCTGCAAGTTAGCGGTGGCAAGTATGGGGTATCTCCCCGGTTCGGCGCCGCCGTAGCTTGCCCGATTTGCTCGCGGAGAGCAAGCATGGCAAGATAGCTGCTGCTCGCCGTCACGCGGAGATCAAGGAGGGCCCAGACCATGCCCGCCCAGAGGCGACTGCCGCCGCGTCCGAAGCTGCTACAGCTTCGCGACCAGAACCTCACCCACCAGCAGATCGCCGACATGTACGGCGTACGTCGGCAGGCAGTGACGCTCGCACTCAAGGGCGTGGAGGCGCCGAAGGCCCGCCAGCGAGACTGGCCGTGGGACGTGCAGGGCCGGCACAAGACCGGGTGGCTGTACGAGGCCATCTCGTTCTACTCGGTCGCGATGAGCAAAGAGCGCCCGCTCACCGAGCGGCAGCGCCAGCGGCTGGCCGCGTTTATGACCATGGTCGACCGGCTACCCGGCGATTTCGTCGTGGACTACTACCCGGACACCGCGGCCGGGTTCCGGCTGCGCGAGCGTCGCGACACCGACGACGAGGATTCGCTGCTGGGCTCCCCGTCGGAGTCGACAGCCCGAGAGCAGGCGTTCTCCAACCGCGGCTGGTAGGACGCGCCGGGCGCCCCCCGGCACGCAAGAGCCCCCTCACCCGTGTGGCGAGGGGGCTCTTCGCTGTGCTCTTACCGCTCCGGCTCGAGGTCCGCGGGATCGAACCACGCGCCGACCAGGGACCCGCGCCCCCCGTACCCGGCAGGGCTGTCGAACTTGAACTCAAACTCGATGTAGTGGGTCCGCTCCGGTGCGTGGGGGAAGCCGGTGTCCCGCGTCCTGCTCAGCGTCCCCGCTTTCGTCAGCCACGGGGAGTTCCCCCGCTCGACCCTCACCCGGTCGCCGATCTTCATGCCGCCCCCTGCTCGTCCGATTCGCCGCTTTCGCCGGCCCATTGTGCCACGCGCACGTCCGGCCGGTTCTCGTGGTGAATCGCCTGGGCGACGGTGAGGTACGGCAGGCCGTTGGCGAGGCACCACGCCTTGACCGCTCCGGCGCGCAGCCCGAAGCCGTCGAGCTCGCTTACGCTGATCCTGGTGTTCCCGCGGATCCACCGGACGGCCTCGGTCTCGCTCAGGCCGAGGTCCCGCTGCACCGTGGCGACCGCGCAGGCCACCTCGTACGTCGTCAGCGCCCGCAGCACCGGCTGCCCGCGCAGCGCGGTGCGGACGTGCGCCCAGTCCAACCAGATGTCCGGCGGGGGCGGGGGCACCTTGAGGTTCCGGCCGAACACGTGCCGGTAGCACAGGGCGCAGTAGCCCCGGGCCCGGTGCTTCCCCTGGCACCGCGGCATCATGCACCCGCGGGGCCTCACGCTGCATCCTCGTCGAGCTCGTCGAGCTCGCCCGCGCAGGCGGCCACGTAGGTGTCTGGCTCGTTCACCCAGACGACCGCCTCGGAGACGGTCAGCGCCCGCAGCCCGCGGCGGCGTGCCCACACCAGGGCCAGGAACTCGCCGTTGTCGGCGGGGATCGCGATCTCGGTGTTCTCGCGGAGCCACCCGGCCGCCTCGGCCCGGTGCACCAGGTTCCGCCGGGCCACCGTGGTGAGCGCGCACAGCGTCTCGTACTTGGTCAGCGGCCGCACCAGCGGGCCGCCCTGGAGGGCTCGGTGCACCGCGGCCCAGTCCAGCCAGATGTCCGGCGGGGGCGGGAGCCGGGGCCCCTCTCCGGCCGGGGCCGCGCACTCCACGCAGGAGCCGTCCGGGGCCACGCCCTCGCCGATCAGGCCGTGGCCGTTCGGGCACAGCGGCGCACCGACCGAGCGCGCGTACCACCGGGTCTGGGCCAGCTTGCGGCACCGCTTGCACTTCCCGAGCGGGGTCACGTTGTCCAGGGTCCGGTAGTGGAGATCGGCGCGGCACCTCTCGACGAGCTCGCCGGTCACGCGGCGTCCCGCAGCGCCTGGGCCAGGCCGGTGTACACCACGGCCATCACCCCGCACATGCACGCGTCTTCCTGGCAGTCACCGAGGCTGGCGCCCATCGCGGCGACCAGCACCGCGGCGTCGTTGACGCCGGCTTCGATCACGATGTCCACGGTCCTGCGGTCGGCCTCGTGGCCGGCGCGCCGCAAGCGCGTCGCCACCTCGGCCTGGAGGATCTCTCTGCTGTTCACGTCTCACCCTTCCGTCGCGCATACGCTGCGTCGCGTGATGCGGCTGCCGCACGGTCGTTCCCCCGAACGCCGACAGGGCCAACCTTGCACCATGCTTGCCACGATGCGCAAGGGGTAGTTGCACGCTCACCGGCATGTGCTGCCACTCGCGGCTGACGTACGTCGCGCGTCGCGCGCGTCTCGCGCGCGCGCAGTCGAACTGCCCAACCTGGGTGAGATCCAATGGCTTGCACCTTGTCGGCCGCCCTTCGGGGGGCGGCCCAACCAGTGACATCGGATGTCAACCGCAACCCATGCAGCCCAACCGCATGCCCCCCCGTAGGTCCCCCAAGCTACAGCCCGCTTCCGACGGGATCTAACGCTCGGCCATCTGGGCGTATGCAAATCGGACCTGTTGACGAGGGCTGGACCTTTCGGGCACGTCGGGTACCTTAGAGCGTCCGCGCCGCGATCGGTGTGGTAAGGCCCCCCGGGAGGCGTGCACGATGCTGGGCACCACGAGTGATCAGACCTTCGCGTTGATCGTCACTGCTGACGGAATGCTCGAGATCGAGCTTGGCGCACGGTTCAGTGATGCCGACATTGACCTGACCGTGGCCTCCGCCAGGGCTGTCGCCGAGGCGCTCGACCACCGCAACTGATCTTTAGATCCCGTCGGCAGGGGGTTGTAACCTTGCCACTGTGGGCAAGGTTGAGCTGTATCCGCTCGTCGGGCTCGTTGGGCCGGCTGGAGCAGGCAAGGACACGACGGCCGGGCTGCTCGTCGTGGAGCACGAGTTCTTCCGCGTGGCATTTGCCGAGCGGCTCCGCGCGTTCGTACGAGCGATCGACCCCGCGTGGGCCATCGCCGAGCGGGCGTTCGGCGGATACGAGAACGCGAAGCGCAACCTCAACGGGTTCCGCGAGCGGCTGATCGAGGTCGGCGACGCCGCCCGCGCGGAGATCAGCCCGCACGTCTGGGTGGACGCGCTCGAGCCCGAGGTGGAGCGGCTGCGCGCGACCCGCGCGGTTGTGATCAGCGACGTCCGGAAGGCCGTTGAGGCCGAGTGGATCAGAGACTGCGGCGGCTCCCTGGTCGCGGTCTACCGGCAGGGCTTCGAGCCCGACAACGCCGAGATCGCCCGGCTGATGCTCGACGGCGACTTCGAGCTGAACAACTCCGGCACCCCGGAAGCTCTCGCCGGGGCGGTGGCCGAGCTCGTCTCGTGGCTGGCGGACGAGAACTGATGGGCCTCCGCGCGTATAGGGACCCCGAGAAGCGGCGCGCCCAGCGTTGGCGGGAGAAGGCCAGGGCCCGGCTTGTCATGTACGGCCACCCGCCGGTGCTTGAGACCTTCACCAGGGCGGATGTCGTGGCGCTCTACGGCGACCGGTGCCGATATTGCGCCAATGGGCCGTTCGAGCACCTGGATCACGTGGTCCCTCTCTGCGTGGGGGGGCACCACACTCTGATCAACGTCCGCCCGTCCTGTGCGGCGTGCAACAACCGCAAGCAGGGAGTCGAAGCGAGGATTCGCGGCGCGGCGCCGCTCGGGTCTGCGGCCGAGGCTGTCGCGTACTTCGTCGCCGAGCTGGCCGGGGACGGCCCAGGCCCCCACACCCTCGCCGAGCGCCCCACGCTGCGCCCCACGCTGCTCGCCCGCATCGCCGAGCTGGAGGCCGAGAACGCTCGGCTGCGAGAGGACGCCGCATGACGCCGCGCGTGGTGCTGCTGTCCAACTCCCCGGGCCTCCGCAAGGCGGTGCGCAACGCGCTCGCGCCGCTCAAGGTGACCGCGCAGCGGGTCACGCCGACAGAGGCCGGCCGGGTGGGACTCAAGGCCGACGCGATCGCGACGACCACAGCGCTGACCAGCCAGGTGGCGTGGCTGTCGATGCGCCTCGGCTGCCCGCTGGTGTTTGTCCTCCCCGAGGCGGCCCAGGCGCTGACCGACTTCGTGGCGAAGAACCCCGGCGCGGTGCTCGCGGGCAACGACCTGGCCCGCGCCGACTCGCTGTTCCGCGCGGAGACCGCTGGTGGCGAACAGGAAGTGATCTTGTGACGGAGGCAGCGAGCGTGACCCTGATCCTTCCCCCCTCGGTGGACCCCAAGCGGGACTGGGTGAAGCGGCCCCTGGTCTACCCGGTGGGCTCCGACCCGGCCAAGGACAAGACCAAGGCGTACACCCGGGTCACGACGTTCGTCGGGGCGCTCGAGGACAACTTCAACCTGACCAAGTGGCAGCTCCGGCAGGCGATGATCGGCCTCGCCGACCGGCCGGACCTGCTGCTCTCGGTCAGCGCGCACCGCGACGACAAGGACGAGCTCAACGCCATCGCCGAGAAGGCGATCGAAGCGTCCAAGGCCGGTGCCTCGGCCGTGTCCGGGACCGCGTACCACCTGCTGACCGAGAAGATCGACCGGGGCGAGCCCCTGCCGTTCCTCCCCGAGTCCGCACGGCTGGACCTGGAGGCGTTCCGGATCAGGACCGCCGGCCTGACGGTGTGCGAGATCGAGCGGTTCCTGGTGAACGACGAGCTCCAGGCCGCCGGTACCACGGACCGGATCTACGACGTGCCCGGCTTCGGCCGGGTGATCGGTGACACCAAGACCGGCAAGAGCGTCGAGCTGGGCATCTTGAAGATCGCCATGCAGCTCGCGACCTACTCGCGGTCCAAGGCGTACTGCGTCGACTCCGGCCAGCGGTTCGACATCGACGTGTCCCAGGACTGGGGCCTGATCGTCCACCTGCCCGCCGGCACCGGGGCCTGTCACCTGTGGTGGGTGAACCTCCAGATCGGGTGGGCCGGCGTCCAGCTCGCCAAGGCCGTCCGCGAGTTCCGAAAGATCAAGTTCAAGGATCTCACGCATGAGATCCCCCCCGCAGCCGTGGAGGCAGCCGCATGACCGAGTCCCCCTTCTCAATCCAGGTCCGCTCGGACACCGTCTGGCTGACGGTCAAGGGCTCCGACTTCGACGACTTCTGGGGCAACCTGGTGATCGCCGTGGGCGAGGATGAGGCCGAGGTGGCGATCGCCCGGTTCCGTGCCCGGCAGACCCTCGCCGACGCCGGGATCACCGGGAGGATCGTCGCCCCGCCGGCGGCCGCGAACGAGCAGCCGGCCGCACCGGCCGCGCCCCCCGCGGCACCGCCCGCACCGCCGGCTCCGCCGACGTGGACACCCCCGCCCGCTGCCGCCCCCCCGGCGCCCCCGGCGTACCAGCCCCCGGCTGCCCCGCCCGCGCCTGCCGCGGCCCCCGCGGCGGGTGACCCGGACGCGTGGAAGGCCAACCCGCCGTACTGCGACCACAAGCTGCCGCGGTCCCCGTACTCGGGCACCAACTCCCGCGGTGAGTACTTCGTGTTCTTCTGCGGCGCCCCGAAGACCACGCCGAAGGACCAGAAGTGCAAGCCCGTGGACGCGATCACCGGCGCTGAGTGGAAGTGATGTCGATGCAGGTCGGCGACACGCTCGACGCGGCCCAGGTCAACACCCTGCCGGTCGGGGCCATCGTGCGGCACGAGCGCCCGTCGGGCAGCTACGCGACCGTGGTTGTCCGCGTGGGCGCGGGCTTCCACTGGTCGGACTCGGAATCCAGCCACCCGGCGTTCGAGGACAAGATCTACGCGCGGGGCCCGTGGACGCTGGTGTTCCTGCCGCCGGTCAAGCCGCTCAAGGTCGGCGACATCATCGACACCGAGGAGCAGGCCGCGCGCCTGCCGATCGGCTCGGTGGTTGTGGACACCGCGGACCACGACGCCGCACGCCGGCCCGCGATCAAGATCCGAAGCGACCTCTGGCTGTTCGAGGAGGAAGGGCCTCGCTACCTCTCGACGAGCGAGATCGACTTCGAGGGGTCGGACGTCCTCGTCTACCTGCCCGATGCAGACACCGGCTCAGGCCGCACGGCGGCGTGACGATTCCGGGGCGCGGCTACCGCAGCCGTGGGCCAGCGCGGCGGCGCAGTCTGTGTTCTTCCGCCGCGGCCAGCTCGCGATGCTGGTGGCCGCCCCCGGGGTCGGCAAGTCGGTCGTCACCACCGCGTACGTAGTCCAGTCCGGGGCCCACACGCTCTACCTGAGCATGGACACCGACGCCTACACAACGTCGGTCCGGCTGATCGCCTCGGAGCTCGGCTGCACCCTCTCGGAGGCCGAGGCCGGCCGGTCGGCGCGGGCCCCGTGGGCGCTCGAAGCGCTCGGCAAGATCCGGAACGTCCACTTCGGCTTCCCGTCGTCTCCCGACGAGCGGGAGATCGCGGAGCGGCTGCTCGCCTACCGCGAGGCCGAGGGGGAGTATCCCGAGCTCCTGATCCTGGACAACCTGAGCAACATCGCGTTCGACGACGAGGAGTTCACCGGGTTCCGCCGGCTGATGCGGGAGCTCCAGACGGTGGCGTCACGCACCGGGACCGCGATCCTCGTTCTGCACCACGCGGTCGGCGAATACGAGAACGGCGACAAGCCCATTCCGATGGGCGGCGTTTCCGGGAAGCTCTCGAAGTTCCCCGCGCTGATCCTGACCGCCTACCGGCAAGAGGGAAACGCGCTCGGCTTCTCGGTGGTGAAGAACCGTTTCGGTCCCGCGAGCCCGTCGGGAGGCGGTGTTATGTTCTCTTTGCAGGCGGACATGGAACGCGTGCAGATCCGCGACAATCCGCACCCCACACTCTGGAGACGAAACGGTGAGCAGTAACGGACACGAGCCCGGACTCATTGATCGGGACACCCATGATGAGCTGGACTCCGCGGTTCGGACTTTCGCCGAGACGCTCTACGAGGCCGGCTTCCCCCCGGAGCTGGCGCTCGACATCGCATGGTCGCTGACCACGCTCCCCGCACTGACCAAGCGAGTGACGGAGGACGACTGGTGAGCGCCATCATGAGCGGTTACGGAACCCCTGTCGTGACCAGCGATCGCCCGGTGCTGGGGCTTCGCTACGGGGTTCACCTCGCGTACGTCGGGCCCGGCGGTCGGATGCTCCGGCGCGACGAGGTAGGCCCGAGGCACCTCGCCGGATTCCTGTTCAACACGCCCCGGGGCGCGTTGTGGCTGTACTTCCGGCGGTGGGCTAGATGAGCGAGCCCGACGGCTACTCCGTGCTGATCCTGGGCGCGCTGAACTTCCGCAGCGTCGCCGGTGTCCGGATGTACGAGGGCACCGCTCCGGAGAAGGACGTGGCCGACCGCCGAAAGCAAAACCGGGCGGCCCGGAAGTCACGCCGGATCAATCGCAGGAGGTCCGGATGAAGTGTCCCGAGTACGGCGAATGCCGGGACGCCGAGCACTGCCAGGCGGGTGGTCTCTGCTGCCTGGCGGTGGCGCCGAGCGACACCGGGCCCCTGGAGGCGGCGATCACCGCCGCTGCGCGGAGGCTCACGGAGGCGGACCGGTGACCCGCGGGCCCTGGCCGGCGTGGCTGGTCGCCGTGGTCGGCAGCTTCGCGGTGCTGGAGTACGCCGCGGTGGGCCGCGGGTGGCACCCGTCGCTGTCGATGTACCTGCGCAGCGTGATGGGCATCCACCCGAAGACGCGGCTCGGCCGGGTCACCCCGGTTGCGTTCGCCGCGTTCTGGCTCTGGGTGGTCATCCACCTGGTGGCGGACGTGGTCCACGAGGCGGCCGAGTCGTGAACCGGAAGGCGCGCATCTGGGCCACGTGGAGCTGGCTCGGCAGCAGGTGGCTCTGGAACTACCGGGTTCCCCGACTCGACGGGGCGGACTACGCGGGCACCGCCAAGAGCTGGGAGGCCGCGATGTTCCAGGTCTCGATGTTGCGGGAGGCGCTATGAGGGTCGGGTTCACCGGCGCCCGCGCCGGCATGACGACGGATCAGGGGCTCGCCCTGCGCGGCATGCTGGTCCAGGTCCGCCGGGAGTACGGCGCCTACGCGTTCCACCACGGCCAGTGCGTGGGCGCGGACGAGCAGGCCGCGAGCATCGCCGACGAGCTCGGCTTCCTGGTCGTCTCCCACCCGCCGACGGACTGGGTCCTGCGGTCGACGTACCCGGCGCACATCACCCGGGACTCGCTCGGCTACCTGGAGCGGGACCGGGAGATCGTGCACGAGTCGACGGCCCTGATCGCCTGCCCGGCGAGCGACGTCGAGCAGCCGCGCGGCGGCACGTGGTACACGATCCGCTACGCGCGCAAGGTGCGGCACCCGCTGACCGTGATCGGGCCGGGGGGCGCGGTCATCGAGCAGTCGAACTGGCCGATCGCCCCGGTCGTCCCGCGTGCCGACACCGGCTAGGCGCTGCTGCAAGGACTGCCCGCCCGGCTCGAAGCGGCCCGCCCCGCACCGGGGGCCGCGGTGCTCCACGCATCACGACACCGAGCAGGCCCGGCTCCGTGAGGCCGAGTGGGGGCGGCACATCTGGACGACGTACCGCCTGACCCCCGCGCAGTACTGGGCGATCCACGCCAAGCAGGGCGGGGCGTGCGCGATCTGCCAGCGCGCGAAGGGCCGGCCGCCCGGCGCGACGGCGAAAGACAAGCGGAAGCGGCTGTCCGTCGACCACAACCACCGGTGCTGCAAGACCACACCGACCTGCGGCCGGTGCACACGGGGGCTGTGCTGCACGACCTGCAACAAGCGGGTCCTGGGCCACCTGCGTGACGACCCGGAGGCGTTCCTCCGAGGCGCTGAGTACATCACCAATCCACCCGCGAGGGAGATCGTCTGTGGAACAGGCCAAGAGGGTCACGCTGCCTAACGGAACCGAGCTGGACATCAGCCCGGAGCGGCCGTTCTCCCGCTTCCTCAAGGTGACCGCGCAGAACGTCACGGTGCGGTATTCGCTCAACGAGGCGGGGGAGATCTACGAGCTGCTCCGCGGCTACTTCGAGAACCAGCCGGCTCACCCGGCGGAGGCCGTCCACGGCATCCCGCCGCTGGACCCGCGCGCCGCGTTCAGCGAGGACGAGATGCGCCAGGTGATGAGCAAGGGGCGCGAGCTGTGATCGACTACCAGCGGTTCACCCGCGACACAGCGATCTACCCCGGCGCGATGACGGGCAGCGTCCAGGCGCTCACGTATCTCGCGCTCGGCCTGACCGGCGAGGCCGGCGAGATCGCGAACAAGGCGAAGAAGCTGCTCCGCGACGGCGACACCCCGGAGCTCCGCTACGCCCTGACGGGCGAGCTCGGCGACGTGCTGTGGTATCTGACGCGCCTCGCGGACGAGCTGTACATCTCGCTCGAGTCGCTGGCGGCGAGCAACGCGGCGAAGCTGCGCGACCGCCAGGTGCGCGGCGTGCTCGGCGGGTCGGGTGACCACCGGTGAGCGGGGCCACCAGGGTGTACTACCGGCCCGCCCACTGGGTTGGGCCGCAGTCGGTCCTGCGGCTGATGGTGAACGACGTCGACATGTCGGGCATCGTCTCGAAGATCGTCGTCGAGTCGAACGGTTCGCACTCCACGGTCACGCTGACGCTGCCCGCGTGCGACGTCCAGGTCGATTCGATCGGGACGGAGAGCTGGTGAGCGCCGAGACCCGGAGTGCGGACTACCTCCAGGGCTGGGCCGAGGCGCTGGAGTACACGGCCAAGTTCCCCAAGGTCCGGGACCTGCTCGGCGACGTGGCCCTACAGGCGGCGTTCACCGGCACCGAGTGGGCGGAGCTTCCCGCGCTCGTCGCGAAGCTCCGCGCGGACCGCGAGCTCGTGCTCTCGCTGTGCAAGCGGGACGTCGGCAGCGACCGGGCCGCGTACCAGCTCGCCTACGACATCATCCGCGCACTGGAGAGCCCATGACCCAGACGACCGAGTTGCCGAATTTCATCGGCGGCCCGTGGTGTGGGCGGCCGGTCACCGTGACCGGCGCGCTGCACGACGAGATCGAGCTGGAGGGCGGCGCCGGCAGCTATCACAAGCTGGCCGCGGTGCCGAACTGGCTGGTCGACATCCCGTTCCGGCCCAGCTACCCGGTCTACCTGTGGGAGCCGGTCTACCACGACCTGGGGGCAGCGTGAACGGCCACCAGCACCACCTCCGGATCGTGGAGGACGTGCCGCCGGACATCGACGACGACGACGGCGGCGGCGGTGACGACGGCGAGGACATGGTCATGATCGAAGTCGGGATCTCCGGATCCGACGACGTGTTCCACGGGGCCCGCGTGCTCCTGCCTGCCGGGGCCTCACCAGAGGCGGTCGCGCAGGAGCTGCTGATGACGATGCGCGGCGCCGTCGCCGCGTACGACGTAGACGTTCAGCTCGCGCTCGAGCGTCGCCTGCTGCACTGGGGAGACCAGAGTGAGCGCTGACCTGATCCAGTTCGCTGCCGAGCTGTTCGCCGCGTTCCTCGGTGCCGTCGGGGGCTGCTTCGCCGGTCAGCGCATCGTCGACTGGGTGCAGCGGTACCGCGGGCCGCGGTGAGCGGCCGGGAGTTCGACGAGACTCCGATCTTCCCGATCCTGGACATCCTCCACCACTACGGCGGAGACGGCCCGTCGTCGCAACGGCAGTGGGCGCCGTGCCGGTGCCCGTTCCACGGGGACGACCGGAATCCCAGCGCCACGGTGAACGTGCAGGCCCAGAGGTTTATGTGCCACGTATGCATGGAGCGAAGCGAAGATGCGATCGGGCTGGTGATGCAGAATGAGCAGCTCGAATTCAAGGACGCTGTCGAGTTCTGCCAGGGCATCTCTACAGCTATCAACGATCCGCTACGCGGAAGCGCTCGCAAACAGCGCGGAATCTCTTCGCTATTTGAGTGAGCGCGGCATCCATATCGACCCGGAGATGCCGGAAGAGATCGGCAACCCGTGGATGCTGGGGCTGGTCGCCCAGCCGGACCCGGAACACGAGGGGTTTGCCGGCCGGCTCGCGATCCCGTACACCACGCCGCGCGGGCCGGGCCCGGTCGGGATGAAGTTCAGGTGCCTGCGGCACACCGACTGCAAAGCGGTCGACTGCCCGAAGTACCTCGCCCACACCGGCATGGGTCAGCGGCTGTACAACGTCGGCGCGTTCCAGGTCGAGTCGGACACCATCGGGATCACCGAGGGGGAGTTCGATGCGATCGTGGCGTCCGAGGCGGGCATCCCGTCGGTGGCGGTGCCCGGAGTGAAGGGCTGGCACGACGCGTGGCAGTTCTGTTTCGAAGGCTATTCGCGTGTGCTGGTGTTTGGTGACGGCGACGACGCGGGTCGCCCGTTCGCCGAGAAAATCTGCGCACTGGTTCAAAACGCGCAGGTGGTGCACTTCCCCGACGGTCACGACGTCACGAGCTTCGTGATCGAGCACGGGGCTGACGCATTGAGAGAGAGAACAGCATGAGTCGTGTCATCGTCCAGACCGAGCTCACCGCCCGGGTGACGTCTTCCCTCAGCGGCCACTTCGAGCCCGACGACGTGGCCGCGCTGGCCGCCGAGGCGAAGCGCGCTGGCGCCTGGACGGTGTTCGTGGAGGAGAGGGGCGACGGGGACGGGTACGACCTGGTCTTCCGGGCCCCGGCGGGCGAGCAGGCCCGCCGATGAGCCTGAGTGATCGCCTGGCCCTTGGGCCTGAGCCTGTGGTGTCCGGCTCGCCGTGCTCGGTGGGTGAGCTGCTGCGCTCGCTCCCCAACGACGAGCGCGAAGCCCTGGAGGCGATGCTCGCCGGGGCCTGGAGCGCGTCCGCGATCCACGACGCGGTGACCGGTGAGGGCTACGACGTCGGCCGGCAGACGATCAATCGCCACCGTCGCAGCGAGTGCCGCTGCGCGAAGAACGACAGGAGCTCCACGTGAGCCTCGCGAATCGCGTTAAGCTGGCGAAGATCAAGAATCCCTCGAAGATCCTGATCGTGGACATCGAGCGCCTGCCGGGCCTGGCCAAGGTGTGGCAGCCCAAGGTCGACTACATCGCCCCGCGGAACTTCGTGCAGTGGCCGCGGCTGCTGTGCCTGGCGGCCCGGTGGTACGGCCAGAAAGAGATGATGTTCGCGGCCGAGTGGGAGGGTCGCGAGCAGATGGTCCGCACGGCCTGGGACTGGTACGACCAGGCCGACATCGTGGTGACGTTCAACGGCATCCGGTTCGACAACAAGCACCTCAAGACCGAGTGGCTTGAGCTGGGGATGAAGCCGCCCCGCCCGTGGCGGGACGTCGACCTGTTCCCGGCGGTCAAGACGTTCGGGTTCGAGAGCCGCTCGCTGGACTCGGTGACCCGTCGGCTCGGCCGGCCGGGCAAGGCCATGTTCTACGACATGGAGATGGCCCAGGCGGCCGTGGACGGCGACGAGAAGGCGCAGCGCCGGCTCCGGCGGTACAACGCCGGGGACGTCGAGCTCACCGAGTGGCTGTACGACCGGCTGCGCGGCTGGATCCCGACGCACCCGTTCATCGGGGTCGCGGACAACGAGGCGCACTGCAACCAGTGTGGATCAACGCGCCTGGTCCAGCAGCCCAGCAAGTACCGCGCCGTGGTGATCGACTACAACCTGCTGCGCTGCGCGGACTGCGGCGGGCTGGTGCGCTCCGGCTGGCACTCGCGGGTGGCGAGCACCCGCGGCGTCCGGTAGCCGCGCCGTGGCCCGTGACGAGTCCGGCGATCGGTACGTGTGGCACGCGTACATGCTCGGCTGGCGCCGGCTGGTGCCCGGCCCGATGGACCTGACGATCATCGCCCGGGAGATCTCCGAGCTGCTGGAGGCCGAGATCTACACCTACATCTACGGCCTGGAGACCCCGTAAGGGTCCGAGCCGTCGGGCCGCCGTGGTACCAACTGCCGAGCAACCTTGCGGAAGGCGGCAAGCATGGCGGCAACAATGAACTGGCACCCCGCCCGGGGTGACGAGATCTGCATGGACTGCAAGGACCCGCTGGACTTCTACGTCCAGTACCCGACGAGCAGCCCTGACGTCGTCGATCTGGTCTGCCTGACGTGCGCGGTCGTCCGCGGCGTGAACGAGGTGGGCGCGTGATCAAGCAGGCGATCATGACCGGGACCGACGTGATGGCCCTGCCGTCCGGGTCGGCCGTGGTGCTCCACGCCACCGACAACGGCGCGCTGGTCCGCCGGCCGTGGTCCGCGCAGATCGTCATCCGCTGCGGCATCGACAACAAGCGCACCGAGCTGCTGGGCACCGCGAACACGCGAGACGTCGTCCACCCCGCCTGGCGCTACCGGCTGCTCTACCGACGGGACTGGGACTCGCGATGAAGCTCACCAAGATGGCCGACGGCCGGTACCTGCTGGAGCACGACTCCGGCGTGGTGCTGCCGCTGACCGTGGCAGAGCTCGACGGGCTGATGGTCCGCGGTGCGCACCGGCTGACCGTGGAGCGCGTGACGTCGAGCGGCTCCGGCGTGGGCCTGGAGGTCAGCACCGAGTTCTCCGGCCGCGCCGTGCTGCACCTGTGTTTCTCGAACGAGGCCGTGGCGACGGCTCAGGCCGTGCTCAACGCGGCCATGTGGCCCGCCGACGAGTACCACGTCACACGGAAGGACGGCACGCCCGAATGAGAATCATCGGACCCCCCTCGGCCACGCTCGAGGTCACCAGGGCCAACCTGACCCGGTTCACCCCGCACGTCCGGTTCCTGAACGAGATGTTCCCCGCGCTGTGGGGCGCGGGCGTGCGGTACCTGGTGGACCCGGTGGGCATGGTCGCGCAGGCGCTCAAAGAGACCGGCAACGGTAACTTCCGCGGGCTGATCCGCCCCGAGTTCTACAACACCTGCGGATTGAAACTACGACACCTCTCGCTGTTCCCCGAGACGACAGGGGAGAAGCCGCTCGCGCACTCCGCGTTCGCGAGCTGGGACGTCGGGGCCGAGGCCCACGCGCAGCACCTCCGGGCGTACGCCGGGTTCCCCGTGACGGACCGGCTGATCGTCGACCCGCGGTACTGGCTGGTCGTCGGGCAGCACCGGGAGACGTGGGCGGAGCTGTCCGGCGGGTGGGCGCCCGGCGCTGCGTACGGCGCTGAGATCGAGTCCGCGATGGCCCGACTCCAGGGGGCGGCATGAGCGACACGATGCCGCTCGCCGATGCCCTGGCGTACCGCACGTGGCTCGACCACCAGGACCCGACCGACGTGGACGTGGCGCTGCGCGTGCTGGCGGCCGCGGTTGACCGGCTGAGCCAGCCGCCTGCGGCGAGCGACACCGTGTACCGCGTCGCGGAGCGCCGGCTCGACGGTGACGGGGTGTTCACGCCGACCGAGGGCAACAAGGTCTACAGGTCCGCCGTGACGGCGGGCATCGAGCTGGAGTTTCAACGGAAGCTGGACGCCGCGTTCGTCGACAGCTTCCCGGCGTGGCTGGGCCGGGAGTTCCGGGTGGAGTCGTGCACGCCCGACTGGCGCGCGGTGGACGGCTGACGTGGCCGTGTCGTGGACCCGTTGCCCGCTCGCGGACTGCGACCTCGTGGCGCTGGTCGAGTACATCCCGATGGGCGCCGTGAACTGGCAGGGCGGGGACCTGGTCCGCGTCGAGTGCATCGCCGGGCACGCCCGGCTCCTTACCGGCAAGTCGATCGAGATCAACGAGGTGAAGACCGATGGTTGACTTCACGGACCCCCGGGCGATCGGGCCGGAGTTCGCCGCGAAGGTGTCCGAGCTGGCCCGGGTCGTCGGTGAACTGGTGGCAGACGCCCCGGTCACGTTCGAGTACGCCGGCGACATCATCGAGCGCATCGAATACGAGGGCGACTACCGCACCGAGGTCCACGAGTGCAGCGCCTGCGGCGCGCTGGTCAGGTACCCGGCGCAGGACAAGCACCGCGACTTCCACGGAGCGGCGCGATGAGCCTGGACAAGCGCGTCACGTGGAACGAGCACGGCGACCCGATCCTCACGATCACCGCGGCGGGGCACTCCGACGTCTACCGCCTGGCCTGCCACCTCAAGCGGGGGCAGTGCGAGTTCGCAGACCTCGGCCGCCGCATTCAGGACGCGCTCCGGAAGCGCTGGGGCTCGGAGAAGTACAAGGCGCTGGAGTCTCACTACTGGGGCCCGCAGGGGGAGCGATGACCTGTAGATCCTTCGGCGGCGCCATCGTGTGCGGCCCGTCGAACGACCGCCTCCGCAAGCTGTACGTGCGGTGCCCGATGTGCGAGTGCATCACCGAGATGGTCTGGCGCGACTCCGGCTGGTACGGGGACGACATGATGTGCTGCCGCTGCGGTGACTCGTGGTGCGACGGCGAGTTGATCCCGCGCCCGTTCGCCCGCGGCTGGCGCGACCGTGCTGTCCGGGAGCACCGCCGTCTCTGGGACCTCGCAGCTCACGGCCCAGGCCCGTCGCACGTAGACCTGTTCGGCCCTGCGGACGAGGACGTGAGATGACTGTTTCCCGCCAAAATCTCGGCACGGGTTCAAACCGTCCGCCCCGTGCACAGCCGGTCTTCCGCGCCCGCGCGTGCGCGTGGTGCACCGCGACGTTCACCCCGCTGGCGCCGCGCGAGCAGCGGTGCGAGGACTGCCGGCAGCTCACCCCGGCGCAGGCCGGGCGGTGCGAGGAGTGCGGCTCGATCGTCTCTGGCCGCGCCCGGTGGGGTGCCGCGTGGGGCGGTGGGTGCGACCGGGTGGAGGAGCGCATCTCCGACCTGATGGACCGGCTCCCGGCGGTGATCCGGTGAGCACGGTGCGAGGGCTGCTGCACGGCGTGCTGATCTCGTTCGCGCTCTGGTGCGCACTGCTCGGTGTGGCGCTGCTGATCGTGTTCAGCGTGGCCGAGCTGGCCGGGGCGGTGATCCGGTGAGCACGGTGCGAGGGCTGCTGTATGTGTCTTGGGTCGCGCTGTTCGCCGTGGCCCTGCTGGCCGAGGCGGTGATCGGGTAGTGCCCCCGCCGCGTCGCAAGGCCAAGCCGCACCCCGAGGGCCGGAGCGGCAAGTCGACCGGGCGGTGCGAGCGGTGCGGCAAGGTCGCCCACTCGTCGCGCTCGAAGGCGAAAAGGGCGATGCGCAACGGCCACGGCCACGAGTTCGCCGCGGTCACCGTCTACCCCTGCGGCCAGTACTTCCACGTAGGGCATCACCGAGGAGCGAAGCGATGACCGAGGCAGTAGACACCCCGCGGCTGCGGAAGACGCTGGAGTGGGCGCTCAGCGAGCACCGCAAGGCGGAGCGCGGCGAGCCGTCCGAGTGGAACCAGGAGGAGTGGCTGGGAACGCTCAGGGCTGCGACGTGGAATCGGCTGTTCACCGACACCGACATGAGCCCAGGCGAGACGGACAGGGCGGTCGAACAGCTCAACCTGTCGACCGCGTGCGGCACGGCGTGCTGCCTCGCCGGGAAGATCGTGCTCGACGCCGGAATGCAGCCTGCTAGCGCCACCGGGTCGGACGGCCACGTCGTCACCGCCAGCGGCGTCGAGCGGAGTGTCCCCACTGTCGCGCTGGAGCTGCTCGGCGGGGACCCCGAGGAGGTCACCCGGCTGTTCCGCGGGGACAACACGATCCGCGACCTGTACCGCATCGCCGGGGAGTTGACCGGCGGTGACATCGAGATGCCGGCCGAGCTGGCCGAGGCGACGCCGGCGACACCGTTGCGGGGGGTCAGGTGGTCGACGCCAGCGGCGAGGAGCGCGACGTCCCGACCGCCGACGCCAGCCGAGCTGGGCGAGCCGACACGGTGAGCGCCACTGCGATGGTCGCCCCGGGGAGTCTCATCGCCTGGCAGGCGATCGACCGGTTCGCGCGGGTGTCGGCGACCGGCAAGCCGACGCGCAGCTACTCGCCGGACGCGCTGCTACTGGCCCGGTGGGTGGCCAACCACCGCGACGGCATCTCGGTCCGGCGCACGGCCACCGCGCTGGAGTGGTACCCGGCCAAGGTCGGGGCGGTGGCTGTGCGGCTCGTCGAGCATCATCTGATCACCAGCCGGCCGATGCGGTGCGAGAGCTGCGCGCACCTCGGCAGGGATCGGCGGCTGCGGCTCACCCGGGCGGGCAGCGTTTTCGTGAGGATGATCGACAAGAGGGGTGCGGTATGAGCGCGATCACCAGCGCCGTGCTGGACAACCGGCTGTACTGGGCGCGCGTCACCCTGGCGGCCGGCGTCGGCCGCCCGCACGCGGTGGACCTCTACGTGGAGGGCCTCACCAAGGCGCCGCGCTACGTACTGGCGTGGCACCTGGCGCGCATGGCGTGGCGCCTGGCGCTCGGTCGGGGGGCGGTGTGACGCCCGACGAGCGGGAGCGCCTCGCGCTGGAGCTGGAGCGGGCGGCCCGGCTGGTGCGCACGTTCGAGCCGCACGCGTGGGCGGCAGAGGTCCGCGACGACGTCCCCCTGATCGAGGTCGGAGTCCGCGGGTACGCCGAGTACATCGAGGGTCGACGGTCGCCGGAGCTGCGCTCGTTCAGGATCGAGTGGTGAGCGGCGTGCACGAGCAGCGGGCGATGACGCCGGAAGAGGTCGCCGAGCATCCGGCACCACCCAGCTTGCCGCCGGTGATGGACCACGGCGCGCGGACCCGCGCGCGCACGGCCGCGTTCCGCGTCGGCCGGCTGTACCCCGGCCCGGTCGGCGAGGTGCTCGCGCTGGAGCTGCGCACGTGGGAGCAGTTCGGCTACCGGCTGGGCGGCGACAGCATGATCGCCCGGCTCGTCGAGCACGTCATGGGCCTGGACCTCGAAGACGACGCGGCCGCCTGACCCCGGACACAAAAAAAGCCCCCGTCCTGCGCGATGCAGGCGGGGGCGTTTGTCGTTCTCGGCCGGGTGACTCTCGGTCCGCAGCGGGCGGCCGGGTGGCACGCTCGCCGCATGCTGTACCAGCTTCGCTTGATCGTCGCGTGGTATCTGTCGCTGCCACACGGTAAGGCGCGGACGCGCCGGAGCCGAGAGGAAGGGTGAGTAACGCCCGACTCCGACGCATCCGCAAGTCTACATGATCACTGCTCGTCTCCGTCCTCCGCCCCGCTGGCGAACACCGCGGTGCTGCGGATCAGGATCATCCGCGCGCGCGCGCCCTCCAGCTCGCCGCCGCGGTGCGGCGGTTCGAGCAGCACTTCACCGGCGGACGCGAGCATCCGGACCTGGCGCAGCCGCGCGTCCATCTCGATGATCGCCTGTCGCAGGCGGGCCAGCTCGGCCAGCAGCGCATTCCACTCGTGGTCGTCGACTTCCATCGTCACCCTTCGCCCTCGGCTGAACGCCGGACCCCGAACCGGAACGCTGCCGCTCCGGACCGAGGCTCACCCGTTCAGTCTGTCCTACTCGTGCCCGGTCGTCACCACCTGTGCCGGTGATGTCGCCGCCAGTGAGTCGTACGCCGTGCTGTCGTCGGCGCACGCGCCGACCACCAGGATGATCGTCCCGACGATCGCCGCGAGCACAAACCGCGCTGGGCTCATGACTCGCCCTTGTCCGTCGGCGGCCACGTGAGGACGGCCGCGTGCTCGCCGCCCCCGGGGGTCCAGACAAGCGCCTCCTCGTCCGGGCCGCCCAGCTCGACCACCGCCACCGGCGGCGCATGCCGGCACGCGCCCTGCCGGATGGCTGCGAGCTTCGCCGCCTGGTAGCTGTCGAACTGCTCGCCGACGTGGTTGTCGCTCGTGTCGACGAGCACCCAGCGCAGGTCGTCGCCGCTCATGACTCGCCCTCGCCGAGGCTGCCGTAGCAGTACGGCGCGCACTCCTGGCCTCGCCCCGCCCCGCAGTCGTCGCACCCTGGCGCCGCGCTCTCGGGTTCGAGAACAACGGCCTGCCCGCCGAACCTGGCCGCGAGCATCCGGGCTCGGTTCTCGCCCAGGATCCCGGCCCGCTCGACGTCTCCGTTGGGGTAGCGGACCCCCCACTCGCCGCCGCTCATGACTCGCTCTCGCCGCCGGTGACGTCGACATCCGCGACGAACAGCAGTCCCGGGATCGCGTCGTCCACCTCGGACGTGACGGCCCAGATCTCCGGCCCGTCCGCGTCGAGAAACACGATGCGCCGGTGGCCCTCGCCCTCGGCGATCAGCCGCCCGACGGTGGCGTACAGCTCGTCGAGCGTGGCACCCTGCGGCTCGCCTGCATCGGCCGCGCACATCGGACACCCGTCCTCGGCTGCGCCGAAGTGGTAGGCGTTCTGGTGCTCGGCCTCCAGTCGTTCTGTCCGTTCGGTGGCCGTCTCTTCCGTGGTCATCATCTCTCACCCTTCCCTGATCCAATCCCGGTTGAGCACCGGTGGCCCGGTCGGAACCTTGCGGCTCCGGCCGGACCGTCGTGCGCTCACTCCTCGTCGTCGCCGCGCGGGTCGCAGTCGCAGTCCTGCGTGATCGCGCCGCCGTGCTCGTCGCACGTGCGCCAGTCGCCGTTTTCGTCGAGCGCCGGATTCGGCGGCTCGGGGTGGGTGCCCTCGCCGCGTGCGAACGCGTCGAGCGTGGCCCGGTCGTAGTCCTCCGTGTCACCGGTTCCCCCGTCCTGCTCGGACGGGTGCGTGATCTCCAGGCCCAGTGCATCGAACGTCTGGGTCACCAGGTCGACGACGTCCCCGCCGTTCCATCCGCCGGACGAGTCTTCGATCTCCCAGCACGCCGCCAGCAGGTCCAGCAGTGCCCGGCCCTCGCGCGTGGTCTTGTTCACCATGATCTTTCACCCTTCCTAGTTGATCTCCGGTTGAGCACCGGTGCCCGGCCAGGGACGTGCGCCCCTGGCCCAGCGTCGTGCGCTCACTCCGCCGCGCTCTCCAGGTCCGCGAGGACGCCGTGAGACACCTTGGTGACCAGCTCTGCGATCGCGCGCAGCGTCTCGACGTTCCCGCCGGACCAGCCGGCCACGTACGGAACCGAGTAGCTCGACGTGTCCGCCCCGAGCGCACCCAGCACGACGTACGCCACCGACTCCGCCTCCGCCTCCATGCGGCCGCGGTGCAGGCGGTACTCGTCGAGATCCGCGACGTGATCCGCGCGGATATGCGCCAGCTCGTGCAGCGCCGTCTTGGACGCCTGCATGTTGTCGACGTCGGCGCGCACCCGAACGGTCTTGGTCTCCGGACTGGTGGTGCCGTTCGCCCCGCCGCAGTCGCCGCGCTCGAAGCTGTAGCCGTGGCCTTTGATCAGCCGCTCGAACGCGTCGAGCGTGTTGGTCACGTCCTCCCCGGTGAGCAGCGACGGGACGGCCGGATTCACCGGCAGCTCCTCGCCCTCGGTCTGCGAGAGGTCGAACACGTGCTCGATCTTGAAACCGCGCATGACCTTGATCGGCTTGTCGTCCGGGCCGTATGCCCGCTTGCCCTGCCGCGCGAAATCCTCGGCCTCGGCCTCACTCAGGCGTCGGGGGAGCGGTGCGAAAACCTGGAGTCCCCACGGTCCCTTGTGTCCCTCGGGACGCTTGAGGACCGACCGGCCGCGCTTCGCCCATGAGCCGTAGCTCGCGACCGCGGACAACGTCATGCCGCGCTCCTGGGCCTGAGCCCAGAGCAACACCGTGTTGCCGAACGAGTAGCGGGTACCGAGTCCAGCGGTGAACCGCAGGTACGCGCCCCACTCCTCGGAGCTTGCCAGCGACTCGACGGCGCTGTTCAGCTTGTTCTTCAACGCGTCGACCTTTGCCGCCCGCTCCTCCGGAGAGACCGTCGGACGCTTGCGCGTTGCCACCTTGCTTCCCATGATCGTCACCCTTCTCTGTTGATTCTGCATCGGAGGATGCAATAGAACGCGCGTACGAGACGCGCGCTCGATTCACTCTCCGCTTAGTTGACTCAGAACGACGTCACACAGCCGTGTGGCCCACGCGAGGATTTCCTCCCGGTTGCCCTCCACGGCAAGCCCCCCGCCACCCGCCCCGCCAAGGAACAGGACGTGCGTCCCGTCGATCGGCTCGTCCGGCGACAACTCGTCGTCAGCCTCGCTTGCGGTCATCAGGCGGACCTCCTGCGCCGATGCCGCAGACCACTCAACATGCATGCTCATCGTTCTCACCCTTCTCTGTTGATTCCCGCCTGATCAGCGGCGGCCACGGCTGGTGCAAGACCAGCCGGACCGTGATTGATCAGTCCTCCTCTACTTGCAGCGTCCACGTGCCGACGCGGTGACCGTTGGCGTCACGGATGACGCGTTCGGTGCGCATGTCGTCGACATCGCCCGCGACCTCGCGTAGCAACGCTGCGACCTCGCCGAACGGGTTTTCGACGACCGCAGCGTTGCCGGTCTCAATCGTCAGATTGAGCTTGACCATTGCTCTCACCCTTCCTTGGTTCCCGGTGAACACCGGCCGCGCGTGCAGGTACAAGACCTGCACGACGGTTGCTGTTCACTTCCGCACGCGTGCGCCGATCTCCGCCGTAGCGGTCCACAGTTCGTCAACCACGCCGTACGCCCATCGGGCCACGTCCTCGGTTGTGTTCCAGCCGCCGTTGTCCTCCTGGCCTCGCAGCGCGGAGTAGAAACGCTCTCCGTCCGCGGCCAGGAACGTAACGAGCCCGCCCAGCATCTCGACCGGCGTCGCGTTCGGACCCTTGAGCCCGCCCCCCGCGTCGAGCAGGTTGCCGTTGGCCCAGAGCTGCCAGACGTAGTGCCGCTGGTCCCCGGACGTGACCGTGTGCCGCACGTTCAGCGCGTACCGGCCGGACTCGTCCGCGTAAGCCGCGGTCCCGCGGCCGGCGATGATCAGTCCCATGACGCCACTAGGCTTCCGTCACGGTCGCTCGCGAGGCTTTCGCGCGCGTCCGCTACCAGCTCGCCGAGCGCGCGCAGCGCACGCGGAGACAGATAGAGGACGACCTCGCTGTGATCGCCGAACGAGAGTTCGACGTACGGCCTGCCGAACACGCCGGCCGGGCGCGTGCGCGCGTCGATCGGGTCGCCGTCCTCCACGTGCACACTCGTTGTGGTGCGTACTGCCATTGCCCTCACCCTTCCTTGTGGTTCTGGCCGAATAGCCATCACCCCGCACGTGCGTTCCGCACGCACATACGGGGGCAAAGCGATTCGGATAGATCGGGGCTAGCTGGTGCTCGGGAGCAACTCCGGATACACCCGCAACGCCGTTGCGCGTGGCGCGAGCCACACCGCGTTGAGCACGTGTTCCGGCGGGCAGTGCATGAGTCCGGCCCGGATATCGGGCGCCTGGTATCGCAGCACGGTTCCGGTCGACAGGCTTTCCGCGTCCGTGCGGATCGTTACCGGCCGGTCGCGCACCATGAGTACGTCGTCCTCGCGCGCCTCGCGCGCCCGAATGGTTTTCACGTCGTCACCCGGCCCTTGTTCCACGCGGCCGGCAGGAAGCCACCGCGTGACAACCACTCGTCCAGCGCAGCGAAGTGCCCCGACATGAGATCCAGCGCTTCCAGCCGTTCGGCCTCCACCATGCCTTCCCGGTGTTCGACCAGCGACCTGATCAGCGACAGTGTTGCGTTCACGTCCATGATCTATTCACCCTTCCCTGTGGTTCTGCATCGGAGGATGCAACAGAACGGCCGGACCATTTCGGCCCGACCGCTCGATTCACGCTCCGATCACCCGAAGATCAGCACCAGGTCACCCGGGTGCAACGCGTGCGGGTAGTCGCGGAAGCCGTTGTCCCGCTTGATCTTGGCTACCGTCGTGCCGTACAGCCGCGCGACCTGTGAGAGTTGCTGTCCTGGCCTCACCAGGTGGACGCGCAGCGTCGGCGCTCCTGCCCCGCCGCGTGCTGCGGCGGCCGCTGGGTTCCGTGTCCAGCTCGGGACGTACGTCCCATCCGCTAGGCGCCCGTTCGGCCACGTCGTGACCGCGCCCCGGATATATGGCAGCCGGCCCCATCCGTAATAGACGTTGTGCGCCGTGGTGTTCGGCCCGTGGCCTGGCCCGCACACCCGGTTGCCCTGGCGTGCACAGTTCCAACTCACGCTGTCTTCTCTGGGTTGGGCGTGAGCCGCCGCAACCGTGGTGAGAGACAAAGTGCCGAGCATGACCGTGGCGCCGATCAGCGCCAGCGCCACGCGCACCAATAGGTTTCGCATGATCCATCACCCTTCCTAGGTACCGCCGTTCCCGCCTGATCAGCGGCGGCCGCACACGGCGCTAGTCCGTGTGCCACCGTGATTGATCAGTGCCGATCCTGGTCGTACCAGGCCGCGCGGTCGGTGCACGTCTCGCAGTAGCACTCACCGCGTCTTGCGGCCGATTCGTCGTGATCGCTGTTGACTGCGGCCGCATCCTCGCGCGCCCAATCGGCGTGCGGGTCATATGCCTGTGTCATGGTGCTCACCCTTCCTAGGTTCCGTACGCGGCTAAGCGTCGGCGGCACCGGCTGGTATCGAGACCAGCCGGACCGTTGAAGCTCAGGGCTTGACGTGTTCGAGCATCGTGCCGAACTTCTCCGTGTGACGGCGCAGCTCATCGCGCCCGTTGACCTCCGCCGACTCCCGATCGCCGCACTTGCCCTTTGCAAGTCGTGTCCAGCCGTAGCGCGTGAGGACCGATACCGAGTAGCGGTAGTAACCGGTCGGGCCGTGTCCGGCGAACCAATCGTCTTCCACGAGTAGCAGGAACGTCACGCCATCGCGCGTGCGCGTGAGTTGGTCTGCGACATAGCAGGTACCCATGATCGTCACCCTTCCTTGTGGTCCCGCCTGATCAGCGGCGGCACCGGCTGGTATCGAGACCAGCCGGACCGTTAGTGATCAGCCGTTAGCGGGGCGTGAGCCATGCGTTGGATGCCACGAACGCGTCCCCGGTCTTCCAGCCGTACCGAGCAACCGAACGCGAGGTGACCCGCACGGGCGTGTAGTTCGGTTCCATCGCCTGGCCCGGCCCGGTCGCGACTACCGCGAACCGGATTCCGTTGATCGCCTGGTACGTGAGCTTCTCGCCCGCCTCGTAGCGGGTGACGCTGTGTTCGCGCCCAAGGTGATCTGTGAACTCCGTTGTGTGTGCCATGATCGTTCACCCTTCCTTGTGGATCTCCGTGCTCCGCCTGATCAGCGGCGGCGATGGCTGGTCAATGACCAGCCCCACCGTTGTTGATCAGGTTTTCATGATCAGCCGGCGGACCGGGTGACCGTGACCGACAGGCCAGGGTGGACGTCGAAAGCACTTCCGTCTGACCACTCGATCAGGAACGAGTCCCCGTAGTTGTTGTCCAGCTTGCCGACGACCGTTACGTCCGAGCCTGTGTAGCTGGCGGGTACGTCAACCCAGCTCGCAAGCAACTGCTGTGCGTCGAGCGACACCGCGTCGCCGACCAGCAACTCGCGGGTTGTGATCGTGTGTAGCGAAGTCATGGTGTGTCCCTTCCTTGGTTGGCACTCCCCGCGGCACCCGGCAACCCTGCGAACAGGACGACCGGATGCCACGGCCAATGCCAGGACCGAAGTCCAAGCACCAGTGGAAGTTGTGGTGATCCCACCCCTTGCGAGGTGGGTTGTTCTATGCGGTAAGTCGATCACCCTGGCGCTACACGGCCCCTTGTCCTACTGCCTGTCGCGGGTGCTTCCGAGAGGTTCGCTCTCGACCGGGCTACCTGAGCCATGATCGGCTCTGTATCTCCCATCCGGTGATGTTGCTACCGGGCCTGTGCCCCCGCGGGGGGAGTGATGATCGACTCTGTTGTCCGTCTCCGAGGGCTTTCCGGATCTTCCC